GTTTTAGAATTGGAGGATATTTATATGAAAAAAACATTAAGTTTTTAAATGATTTTGTTTTTGTATCTGATAGTAGCAGAAGCATAGAAGTTGAGAGTGGTAAAAAAAGTGGATTAGCAAAATATGATGCAAATCTAAATTTGATTACTTATGGTGGGTCAGATAGATATGAAAATTTTGAAATATATAATGGATATATATATACATTTAATTCACTTTCTAGTAGCCCATTTATAAAAATAAATTTAAATACTCTTAAAGAAGTTAATAGCTACCGAACGCTCATTAACACAAATCCTCAAAAAGGTATGTTTATAATAAACAATATAATTTTTTTTATTGGTGGTGGCATTCACAGAAATATATTATCAAAAAAGGTTTATTCAGATGAAAAAGGAGAGGAATTATGATTTATTTAGGAAATTTTATGGAGACAGATGAACAAAATATAAAATATATTGGGATGATACACTATAAACCAACTTTACTATCAGAAGAAGAGTTAAAAAATGGAATTTTAATTGAGAAATTGCCAGTACAACAATATGTAGAAAATAAAGAAGCAAAGTTATTTATAAATATAGATACTAAAGAGGTTTTCTATAGATATACAGATATTAAAAGTAGCATAGAAGATAAAGTAAATTCTACAGAACAAACAATAGCAGATTTAACATTTCAATTAATGAGTAATGGGGTGATATAGTATGAATTGGTATAAGATAATAACAGATTTCTATAATAATGGTAATTGGACTAAAGAGCAAGTTAAAACAGCAGTAGAAAAGAATAAGATAACAGCAAGTGAATATAAAGAAATAACAGGAGAGGACTACATAGTATAGTCTTTTTTAATGTACAAAACAGATTAAAATCATAATTTTAATTAGAAATTGAGTAAATAAGAGCCTTATTTTATAGACTCTTTTTATATTAATTGTTTTAAAGGAGTGGTAATTTTGAATATAAAAACACTGACAGTTCATGCAGGACACAACCCAGATGGTAAAGTAGGTTCTGGAGCAGTAGGAAATATAAAAGAATCTACAGAAGCAAGAAATGTACTAAAAGAGTTAATACCTTTATCTCAAAAGGAATGTAAAGTTTATGATTGTACATGTAACAATGGAACTTCTCAGAGTGATATATTGAATAAGATTATAGATAAATGTAATTCATATAACACAGATTTAAATGTAAGTATCCATTTTAACAGTGGTGGTGGTCGAGGAGTAGAAGTTTTAGTTTATAATTTAAATGACAAAGAAACTGTTGAAATAGCATCAAGAATATGTAAAAAAATAACTGAAACTTATCATGCAAAAGGTGATAAAGATTTTAAAAATCGTGGAGTTAAAGAAAAGAAAACTCTAGCATTTTTAAGAAGAACGAAGGCAAAGTCAATTTTAGTTGAGTGCTGTTTTGTAGACACATCTGATACTAAAAAATATAATGCTAAAGATATGGCCATAGATATTTATGAAGGAATATTTAATAAGTCTGTAGCTGGTAAACCACAAGATAACAAAGTGAAATATGCAATAGTTTATGAGGGTGAGGTAGATAAAGTTATAGCCCAATTAATGGCCATGAATTATAAGACTAATGAAGTCTCTGTGTGTGATTTGGAAAATTATGTTCCTGGACATTGTGAAAACCTATATGTGATTGGTGGAGCATCCAGTAAAATTAAAACTAGCGAGAGATTCACTAAGTTACAAGGTGATGATAGATGGGCTACACTTCATAAAGTGTTAGATTTTATAGGCAAGTAGGAGGTAATGAATTGAATATATTAGATAAATCAACAGCTACATTAGAACAAGTCTTTTCGTATTTAGACACATTAAAAAATAACTCTAATCCACCACATTTTTTATGCAGAGCTATAGTACCAATTATATATAAAGAAGCAGAGAAAAAAGGTGTAAATCCAGTTATTGCAATTGCTCAAGCATTTGTAGAAACTGGATATTTTAATTTTGGTAGAGTTTTAAATCCTTCTTATTGCAATGTGTGTGGTCTTAAAGGAAATAAAGGTGGAGGAGATTTAGACCCAACAGCTCATACAAGATTTAATTGTTGGGAGGATGGAGTATCAGCATTTATTGACCATCTAGCATTATATGCTGGAGCTAAGGGATATCCAAAATATAGTGAATTAGTTGGTAAAGTTGAATATAAAGTAAATGGAACTACATTAGACCCTAGACATTTTCCATATTTACATGGAGAAGCTAAAACAGTAGAAAGTTTATCAGGCAAATGGTGTCCAGATATGAATTATGGCCAAAACATAATAAATATATGTAATAAGATAAGTTCAATGAAGGTAGAAAACAATGATGTAAAATTAGAGCAAATAAAAACTAAAGTAAAAGAATTAAATGAGATTCTTGGATAGGAGGAAATCACATGGATATAATGCAATTTATACCTGAAAATTTAATAATGTTAATAGGTGGGCTTTACATATTAGGAACATTTATAAAAGAATCTAATATTAAAAATAAATACATACCTTTTATATTGTTAGTTATAGCAATGATAAGCAGTTGTTTGTTTATGAAAGAGCTGTCAATAGAAGCTGTTTTTGAAGGTATTTTATGTTGGGGAGCATCTATAGGAATAAATCAAATACAAGTACAAAACAGAAAGGAAAAGTAGATGTTATCTAAAGAAATGATTGAATTATTAAGCCAATATGGATATACAGCCATACTACTTACAGTAGTAATGTTATGGTTTGGCAGATATTTAGAAAAGAATAGACAACTAGAGCAGGATGATAGAAAAAAAGAAAGAGCTTATTTTTCAAGAGAAATTAAAGAGCAGAGAACTTTATTTGGTAATACAATAGATAAGTTTGATGATAAATTAGATAAATTTGCTGAAGCATTAAATACTAATAACAGTAGACTTGAAAGAGTTGAAACAGACATAACAAAAATTAAAGATAAATTAGAGACTAGAGATTAATTTCTCTAGTCTTTTTTATAAGGAAGTGAAGTATTTGGCAAAACAACGCAGTAAAAGAATAAGCATAAATGGAGAACTAAATCCAGAGAATATTAAATTATGGAAGCAATACAAAAGAGCAAAACAAATAGCTGGGAAAAGTGAAAAAACAATATATAATTATGAATGTGATATAATGCAATTTTTTAAGTTTTTAAATATAGAATGTTTTGATGCATTACTAACTGATATAAATGAAGAAGAAATAGAAGCTTATATAGGTTATTGTATGGAACATGGAAATAATGAAAAAAGAATTAGACGTAGAATAAGTTCAATTTCATCATTACTATCCTTTTTAAAGAAGAAGAGGAAAATTACTGACAACTGGTGTGAAATGATAGAAAGACCAGGAACAGGCGAAGAAGTTCAGAAAAGAACTTTTTTAACTGAAGAACAGTTAAGCAAATTAAAAGAAAAGCTTTCAGAGCAAGACAATTTACAGTTAGAAGTTTATATAAATTTAGGATTGGCTACAATGGCTAGAAGTAATGAGATAAGTCAATTTAGATGGGACAATATAGATTTAGATAATAGATGGATTCATGGTATTACAGCCAAAGGTGGAGTTTCAAGAGATTTTAGATTTTCAGAAGAAGTCCAGCATCTATTAATAGAATGGAAGGATTATCTATCTCAAAATAATATAGATTATCCGTATATATTCTTTACAAGATATGGAGGCAAATACAATCAAGTCAATTCAAATGTCTTAAGTTCATGGGTTAAAAAAGCTTTCAGGTTAATTGGTATAGAAGGTGGATATAATCATGACCTTAGACATAGTATGTCTAATCTTTTAAAAGACAGAGGAGTTCCAATAACTACAGTTTCAAAATTGCTTGGCCACAGTGGGGTTGATGTAACTATAAATCACTACACAATAGAAAATAAAAATAAATTAGCTGAGGAATATGATAAGTTTATGTAAATTGAAAGGAAGTGGTATCATGGCATGTAAAGGTAGCAAAAAAGGTAAGAAAAAGAGATAGCTAATAAGCCCTTTAAGGATTACTCTTAAATGAGTTTTCTTTAAAGGGCTTTATTTTTTTTGTCTATCTATAATACTATATTTTATTTTATTGAAGGTAAAATATTTTCCATATATAAATTAGATTGTATATAATTTCTCCAAATATATTCTTCTTTTAATGCATGATTATACCATTTTTTAAGAGAAGAGATTTTATCAACCTTCCATGATGGTGTACCGAAATTATAAATTAAAGATTCTGTTATAGCTGTAAAATAATCCTGAATAGATGTTCTCCAATAACAATGCATATTTTCTAAAATTGCACTTTCAAGTTCATATGAACTATAAACATTATTGTTTAAAGAATTCCAATATTTAATTATTCGTATTGCAGGTTTTAATTTATTATTTGATTCAACATTTAGTCTAGTCAATCTACTATTAATATCATCTGGACATGTATCTATCCAGTCGTTATAATTAGAGGCTTTTGCAGGTATTCTATAGTGATTTTCTTGCCAAAGATACATATTATTAGAATATGCTGGAACTAATTCAAATTTTATATGATTCAACTCTAAGACTATTGTTGGATTAGACTGGTATATTTCAGACTTAGAGTAATATGTTCTCACAAAATCTCTAAGTTTATTTAGTAAAGTCTGTGGAGCATATAAAAAACTATTTGAAAAAACTACCATGTAATCTACATCCGAATTTTCATTTACTTTTCTAGGCAGCATAGTTCCTCTGGTATAAGAGCCAAAACAAAATGTTTCTACAATATTGTTTCCAAAATATGATTTTAACCTACTCTTAATAACTTCTATTGATTTTTTTATATTTTCCTTTTCATTATCTCTTATTATTAATTCATGAGATAGATTTTCTAAATAACTATTTACACTCAAATATTTGACACCTCTTTTATATTATATCTTTTTTTTATTTTATCCCATTCTCCTGTTAATTCAGGGTTCATTTTTTTATATACTTTAGAATTTAAAAATATCTTTGAACTAGAGATATTAGTTTCATAGTTTATTAAAACTTTTATTATTTTAGATTCTACCTTGTTATCTTTTTTTGCAACCAGACCAGTCTCAAACATATCTGTTATGCTATCAAATACCGATTCTACATTTTTTAAATATCCAGAAGTATTTATTAAGTCTAATATAAAATATTTTGAGAAAAATAATTGCAATATAGGCAAAGCAAAATTACTATTTGAGAATCCTATAAATGAAAATATAACTATTATCATACATGGTATTACATTTTTTATTATTATAAATTTTCTTGTATAAGATAAAATTTCTTTAGAGAAAAAAGCATTTTGATATACATTGACAAGAGCTTTATATAATCCATAATGTATTTCATCATTATCATAATATTCTATTGAGTTATGTGTAGAATATTTACAATCAAATGAGTTGTCAATAAAATCATTCCTTCTCTTAGATTCTCCTTTTTCTTGATAGTTACAAATAAAGATATCAAGCATGTTTAGTATTATAAGAGAGATAATACTAAAACAAGTTATTAAATTATTATTATTTTGAAAGGTGAATATTATTGATAAAATAAAAAATACCCAAAATAAAAATGTGTTAACTTTTTTAAACTTAACTGCTATTTCAAAATATTTTGTTTGAGGAGAATACCTACTCAAATCACAACCTCCTTGTAAAAATAGTAATTATATTCTACTTAAATAATATCCTTATTTTTACAAAATATCAACTTATAAATTATAATACAACAAAGTATGTAGAGAGAGTTGACAACTAAAACAATATACACTACCATTTATAGTATAAAAGGATGGGAGGATTTTACAATATGAAATTCAAAAGAAAAGTATTAACCTTAGCTATAATATTTTCTATTGTCATGTCTAGTACATTATTAGTTTCAGCTAAAGAACTAAAATTTAGACGTCCAGCTCATAGAATACAAGGAGCAAATAAGTATGAAACAGCAGGTTTAATAGCTGACAGAAGAAAGTACACTCAAGCAATAATTATAAATACAGATAAAAGTCTTGCAGATGGATTAAGTGCAAGTGGTTTAGCTGGAGCTTCTAACTCGCCGATATTACTTACTAAACAAAATTCTATACCAAATTCTACTCTTAAAAGATTAGATAAATTTAAAAAAATCTATTTAATAGGCGGAGTTAATTCTATAAGCAAAAATGTAGAAAATATACTAAAAAACAAAAAAATAAAGGTTATTAGGATAGAAGGCAAAGACAGAATCGACACAAGTTACAATGTTGCAAAAGAGATAAGTTATCTAAAAAAGGTTGATGAAGTATATTTTACAAATGCTTATCAAGGAGAAGCTGATTCTATAAGTATATCTCCAGTTGCTGCTAAATATAAAAATCCAGTTGTATTAACAAATGGAAAGAATATACCATTTAAAACAGATGGGGTAAAAACATATGCTATTGGAGGAACAGCATCAATAAACGACTCTTTAGTGAACAGTACAAAAGCAACTAGAATTGGTGGTGTTGATAGACTTGACACTAATGAAAAAATAATTAAGCATTTTTATAAAGATGAATTAAAACATCCAAATCAAATATGTATTGTAAGTTCTGATAATTTAATAGATGCACTATTATCTTCTACAATACACAAAGAATATCCTGTATTTTTAGTAAATGAAACTAATGACAAATCATTAGTTACTAGTGCTAATTTCCCAATAATAATAGGTGATATAAAAAATGAAATTTTAGACCAATGCTTAACTCCAGATTATATGTTAACTGGTAATACTAAAAGAAGTGACATCTCAAAAGCTTTAGATGCTATATATAAAGCAAAAGGTTCAAAAGCACATGAATATTGTTATACATATAATTATGGTAACTCAAGATATAAAAAAGCTGAAAATATAGATTTTCCACACTATGAGTTTGAAATAATCAGTGTTAAAAATGTTAAACAAGATGAATCTAGCACTGATGGTTCTGATACTTATACTGATAAAGAAGATAGCATTAAAACAGTAGGAACTCTAATTGTAAATTCTGAAACATTAGAAGTATATGAGTATAGTTTTGATACACAAAAGTTAACTAAAATATAATCAATTATAAAATAAGGCTCTTTAGTTAATATTGAAAAGAGTCTTATTTTTGTATGTTAGAGTTGATTAAAGAAATTATATTAAAATCAAAATTTCAATTATTCTTTAAATAGATTTTTAAGGAATAGTATATATTATCTTTATTCCTCTTCTTCCCAGTTTTTTACCCATTCTTCCAATGAAGTTATTTTTTCATCTGTTAATTCTTCTTGAAACAATGATGCTAAAAGGCTTTTTATAGAATTGCACCCTAAGAGCTTATGTATTTTTTGTGATATAAATTCATGATACTTATCTTCTTTAATTGAAATTGTATAGTATGTACATTGACTTGTTTCTTGAACATATATGAACCTTTTATTTGATAACTTAGATAAAGTTTTTAATGTTGTTTTTTCTGACCAACTATATTTTTCTTTCATATAATTAATGATTTGATATGATTTTACTTTTGTATCTAAATTCCATATAAATTTCATTACAATTAATTCTGACTTTGATAATTTTCTTAAATACATAATTATCTCTCCCATCATTTGTTTATTTAATTTAAATATTACAGCAATAATTTCATACAATCAAATCCAATTTTTTCCAAATGATTAAATTGATAATTAAGTATGTATTTACAAAATTTTGTTTTAATATTCTTAATTTGTGGTATAATAAAAGCAAGGAAACATATTTTACTTAACTTTGAGTGATGTTTCCATTAATTAGTTATTAATGTTTGTTTTTATGGAACTTAATATTAAGTTCCCAGCCACTCTTAGTTGGTCGCTCAGAGTGGCATTTTAATTTATCGTAGATATAACTAGCTATAACACCAGCTATAATACTCATCATTAGATTTTCCATAGTTTTCACCTCCTTTCATAAGAAAGTGAGGAAATTTCTATGGAAACACCACTCACAGCTTTTTTCAAATATTTATTCCTTGCTATGTTTATTATATCATAAATATTGGAAATATAAAATTTTAATATCTTCTAAAATCTGACGCTCTATATGCCATTCTAAGGCTTTGTAAAAATTCCCCTTTATGTTTATACCTTTGCTTTTATTATTAATTTTGTATTTATTGATGATAATTATTAATTAGCCTTAAATAAGTTTTCAGATATTCTATCAGAAGCTTCTTTGTCCATTTCTTTAAGTACATGAGAATATACATTAAGAGTAGTATTAATATTTGAATGTCCTACCCTTTCAGATATAACTTTTATAGGTACTTTAGAATTTATAAGTAAAGTAACGTGCGAATGTCTTAAGTCATGAAATCTAATATGAGGCAAGTCATTATTCTCTAAGAATTTTCTAAATTTCTTACTCATTACATCTTCAGCAATTGGATTCCCTTTTCTATCAAAAAATAGTAAGTTATATTCATTTCTAACAATACTTCTCAATAACTTCTTATTCTGCTCCAGCCTATAATTTTTTAGTAAATTCATAAGCTCTATTGGTGCAAATATTTTTCTAACAGAGCTTTCTGTCTTTGGCTCTTTAAGTATAACAGAACCATCTAATCTACTAGTTATCTTATTTACTGTTATTGTATTTTCATCAAAATCAATATTATCCCAAGTTAATCCCAAAACTTCTGAAAGTCTCAATCCTAGACCTATAGCCAAACTAATAGGAAGCTCAAGATTAGTTCCTTTAGCTACTTCTAATAATTTTAGCATCTGCTCTTTATCATAAATTTCATTTTTAAATTTTTTAATTCTTGGACTTTCTATTCCATCTATAATATTTTCTTTTATTAATTTAATTCTATAAGCTCTCTTTATTGCAAGTCTCAATACATTTATATGTACTTTAATAGTTTGAGGGTTTAAGTTACCAGCTAAATCATCTATATAATTCTGTATATGAATATTTCTCAACTCTTGAAGACGATATTTTCCAATAGAAGGATTAATATGATTTTTACAAATAGCAATATAGCTTTTATATGTAGATGCTGAAATATTATCTTTATATTTTTCAAGAAAGTCTAATAAAAATCCAGCTAGAGTGATTTCATTTGGCACAAGAAAACTATCTTTATATATACTGTCCTTAACTTCAGCCAATCTTTTATTAGCATCTCTTTTTTTATCAAATGCTCCCATATTTTTTTGTTTTCTTTTTCCTGATTCATCATCTCTAAATTCTAAGTACACTACATAATTTTTATTTCTTTTTCTTATAAAAGCGTTCATGGTTATCCCTCCTATGAAAATTCATATACTTATTATACCATACAGAGGAGGCAAAAAATAGTCATTTTAGCTGACTTTCAACTGACTTTTTTAATTCTTTTATTTATATAATTATTGAAATTACTTAGTTGTAAAGAAATAAGACATAGAATACACAATTCTATGTCTTATACTAGTAATTTATTATTTTTTATATTTTGCGTTTTAAGCAATCGAATTTCTGAATAGGACTAATTATAAGCATTGATTTTTATAAAGCCTTAAAATCGAATTTAGAAGGTCATTTCGTTTTGATAAGTTTTAAATTCTAATTAAGTATTAGGATAATTAGATAGTAAAGAGTTAATCTGGAATTTATTATATAAAACAACTTTAATAGTGGAAAATATAACTTTAAATGTGGTATAATATTTTATATAATAAATTATAAAAAGGAGGTTGATATATCTATGAAACTTGATTTTAAACCAACAAAAGTACCTGAAATTGAAATACAGGATGCAGCAGGTATAAATTATCTAAACAGAATAGGTACAAAAAATAGTGATACTCATTATAAGATTACTAAAAATAGAGTTACTTTTAGAGTAAAAAAAGAAGATATATTTGTTAAATTTTTAGATAATGGTAAAAAAGAACTGAATGAAAAATATTACTTATATATCGAATATTTAAAAGAGACTATTTTAAAAGAAGAAGTTGAATCTTTTGAAATAGGATTTGAAAAAGCTAATATTTGGGCTGATAAGCACTTAAGTGACTTTGAATATTTAAATTCATTAATTTGGGATATTAAAGAAAAGAGACAATCCAAAATATTAGAAGAAGAAAATGTTGACACCCTAGAGAAGGCTAAAACTGTTAAATTTCCTTGTTTCTCAAAATACTCAGGTGAATATATATATGATGTAATGCAAACTGATTTAGAGCATTGTGTTGCATATTATGCAGGAAATTTAAACAGTAAAGAATTTAACTTTTCAAGTGTTGGTGTTAATCAGTTAAATTACAATCCATCATCAGAAAGAACTAAAAGTTATAATTGCATAAAATATTTATTAGATACATTTTATCCTCATATATCAAAAAATTTATTAGCTTATTTTAAAGATATAAGTCTTGATGATGCAAAAAAAATTATTTTTACAAGTGGAAAATACAAAGGTAAAACAGCATATGATGTTTATAAAGAAAATAGAAGTTATTTAGAATGGTATTTACAAAATACAAAAAAAACTATATATAATATTAGAATGATAACAGCTATTAATCTAATTAAAGAATGTGAATAAAAATGGATGTATTAAATTTACCAGATTTTGAAGTTATTGATACAATAATAAATGAACACGATATGACTGTAATTGTTAAACCTAAAAAAGAACCCACCATATGTTATGAATGTGGTTGCACTGAATATTATAAGCATGGAAAGTCTACACGTTCTGTTAAGGATTTAAATATTTTTGACAAACATGTAGTAATAGAAATACATAGTTATAGATATAAATGTAAACATTGTAATTCTACATTCAATCAAAAATATAAAAGCATTGATGAAAGAGGTAAAATTACTATTAGATTAAGAAAACAGATAGAAAAAGAATCTCTTAAGAAACCATTTTCCAGTATTGCAGATGAATATAGTGTTTCACCAACCACAGTAAAAAGAGTGTTTGAAGTTTATATGAAGGAACTTGAAAAAAATATAGTTTACACTACCCCGATAGTGTTGAGTATAAATGGACTATATCTTAAGAACTCAGTAAGAGCTATATATATAGATGTAGTCCATCATAAAATTCTTGATATTCAAGCAACTAGAAATAAAACTGATATCAAAGCATTTTTAAATAAATTTCCTAATAAAAAACAAATCGAAGTCATAATAATTGATATGTGCAAACATTGTAAAGAAGCAATTTATGAGGAATTACCAAAGGTAAAAATTATTATAGATAGATTTCATGTTTTACAATTAATTACAAATGCCCTAGAAAAAGAAAGAAAGTCTTTTAAAGATACTTTAACAATTAAGCAACGCAAAAAACTATTAAAAGATAAAATTTTACTATCAAAAAATAGAGAGGAATTAAAAGATGAACAAATACAGAATATGCAAACGATATTCAATGAATTTCCACATTTAAAATTAGTATATGAGCTTAAGGAACAATTTAGAGATATTTATGGATGTCAAAATAAAGAAGATGCTTTTAAAATATATGAGAAATGGAAATTGTCAGTTCCTAAAAATATGAAATATTACCAAGAGGTGATAAAAACAGTTGATAGTTGGTACTTAGAGATATTTAACTATTTTGGATATAGAACAGCAAATACTTCTACTGAAAGCGTAAATAATTTAATTAAATATATTGAAAAAGCTGGAAAAGGTTATAGATTTGAAATTTTTAGAGCTAAGATATTATTTGAAACAATAGCAACTAATAAACCTAAATATAACAAATTAACCTCAACTAAAATTGTAAATACCATCAAGCCTTTTAGTTGGGATGATTCATATAATAAAGAAAAATTAATAGAGGGATTCGGAGTTAATATTCCACAATTACTTGAAGTTTTCAAAAGTGATAGATTTTAATTTGTTCTTTTATTTTTTCAATAATACTTCTATTATATTATTAACAGATAAAAAAGTCATCTAAATTAATAGATGACTTTTTTATTTTTATGATACTTTTTCAATGTATTTTTCATTAACAACATAAGTCTTGAACTTATGTACTATCATAATATCTTGCATATTTTCCAATGTCATTACAACTCTAACACATTTATTTCTAATTTCTTCTGGTAACTCTAAACTATTTGTCAAATTAACATAATCATCATATTTAAACATATTAGCACCTCCAAAATTAGTATTGAGGATATTATATCTCTTTATTTGATTTTCTTCAACAGCAAATTTCTCTCCAGTTTTAACATTTTCTAAACAATATAATTTTTCATAAGTATAATCATGATAATAATTAATTTTTTCTATTAGTTTACATGTTTTTTTGCTCAATTCATCACATATCTTTTCTAATATATCACAAGAACTATATAGATTACTCACTTCTTCGCCAAATATACACTTATTGCAAGTTTTGTCCTCACATTCAAATATAATGTCATTCACTTCTTTTAGTATTTCAATTTGTTTATCAAATTCAATATTTGAATGTGATAGCTTAAGAGATTTTCTTGTTTCTTCTAGCCACCAACATAATGTTTTTTCTATTTTATTTGTAACTATACTTTTATTTAATATACAATCATTACATTTTAGATTGCAGTTTCTAGTAGATTTCAATACATCTATCACATCTTTAATAGTATACATATAGCCTCCTATCTTATACCAGTGCTTCCAAATCCATTATTACCTCTTTCAGAGCTAGTCAATTCATCTACAACTTTTAAAATAGCTCTTGGAACTTGTTGAAACACACCTTGTGCAAGTTTAGTATGTTTAGGAATTAAAATATCAAAATCCTCTTCATTATATGTAATTATTTTAATTTCACCTCTATATCCCGAATCTATCGTACCTAGTCGCACAGTTGGATATACTACAAAACTTTTTCTCATTTGCTTTTTAGGTTTTATTCTATCACATACAATTACATCTTTAAATGATTTATCTCTGTCTACATAAAGGACTTCTACATCTCTTGTAAATAACATTCCTTTTAAGCTTATACCGCTTCTAGGTCTAATTTGCATTTCATATCCAAACGGAATTTCCAACGCTATACCTGTAGAGACTGCTACTGCTGATTTGGCTGGAATCACCGTATCTTTTAGTGTATATAAATCTATTCCACTATCACCTTCTTTTGCATAAGATGGCATTATTGTGTCTTGACTTAATTTCTTTATTTTAACATTTATACTCATTAATTTAATCTCCCTTTTTAAAATTATCTGTTAGTATCAAGTTTGTTTAAATAAGCTATTCCAAGTGCTATAGCATCATATATATCACTTGTTTTAGCCTTACAAGTCCTATCAATATATTCTCCAATATCAATAATGTTTTCTCTTACATATGCAGCTACTTCTTCCTTTTTAGCTTTACCATTATTCATGAGATATTTTCTAATAGAAACTGGATACATATATTCAATCTCTATATTATTTAATTTTACAGTCCTCATTATTGCTCCTAAGAGTTTTCTTAAACTAAGAATTGTTTTAGAATTTCTTGAAGTGAATTGGTCTTCAACTAAGACTATTTGAATATTATGAGTTGTAATTATCTCTTGAATTGTATTACAGATATAGCACATTCTCTCATCTTCAGACTTAAATTTATCTTTTTTAGTTACTATTTTTCCATATTTTAATACCTTTTTATTTCTATTTATAACTGCCCATCCAGTTGAGGACATGGATATATCTAGGGCTAATACCATTCAATCCCTTCTTTCATATGTATTTTGACTTGCTCCACTGCATTAATTAGATTAGTGTTATTTGGTATTGCAATATAACTTTCATTATTTAGAAAATCATTAAATTTAAGTTTATCATCTGCTAATCTTCTCTCTATTTCTTTAGCATTATCACCCCTATTAATAAGTCTTTTTCTTAATATATTCTCATCTGTATTTATAAAAAATGGTATTAACTTAGTTTTTGTTCCCATAAAATATTTTTCTAACGCCTTATATCCACATGCATCTACTATAGTCAAAGCATATTTTTTATTTTCTAATTCAGATTTATGTATACCATATAGCCAAGTGCTGCCATCATGAACTATATATTTTCTCATTTCAATAAAATTATTTTTTTCTTTCTTAAAAAATTTATTATCTACAAAATAATATGTTTTATTGATGATTTCTGATTGGCCACGAGGAGGTCTTGTTGTATGTGATATTAGAATTGGAATATTGAATTGCTTTGAAATTTCTGTTACTATACTATCTTTACCTGAACCTGAATATCCTAAAAATACAAATATTTTATTCATTACATTCCTCTTAATTCTATAGATTCTAGTTTATCAGGCGGGATTGAAGGATAAGTGATTGGATTACAATTCACCTTTTTTTTACATTCAAATATTTTTGGATTATCTATAATTACTTGATGAAGCCCTTTAGCTAATACATCCACTAAATATTCCTCATCTTCACTCTCTATGCATCTATCTCTAAATATACAATGAAATAGCTCATGTAAAAATGTAGCTTCTTTTACTCTTTGTGATTGTAAATTATTAGATAATTTCATTGTTTCAGTTCCATAATCAGCTAATCCATAACATAATTGATTATTTACTAGAATGGGTTCTTCTGTCTCTTCTATTTTATAGAATAAACCTCCTACTTTTACTTGCTTTGGTATATTCATTTAAACACTCTCCAATCTTATTAAAATTCATATCAATAATTTAGATATAAACTTTCATACACAGGCTCCTGTTTTTGTTTTATTTTTTTAAAAACACTTATTCCACTATAAAGATAATTATGAATTTTATATATATCTTTTGGTACATCATATGTTTTATCTTTATTTCCAAGCTTTCCATCAAAACTCAACGCTAATTTACATTCTAAAGTTCTAATCCAATCCCAAAAATACTCATAATCTATAGTTCCTTGATACATTCCTTTTGTATTTGCATAGGGTGGGTCTAAATATATAAAATCATTACTTTTAGGATATACTTTTTCGTAACTTTGTTTTAAAAATACAACGTTTTTATCATTTAAAATCTTTGACCATTGATATATTATTTCTTTTAATTTTTTTGGATTTATACCATTCCTAGAAAAATGAAGAGATGTATTAAATTCATTTTTGGAGTTATATCTAATTAGCCCATTTACACATGTTCTACTTAAAAATAAGAATAATTCTGGTTTTCTTGTACTATTATAACTATTTCTTATTGAATAATAATACTTTTTCTTTCTTTCTATATCTTCATCTTTATTTAATTCATTCCACAGCTTTTCATATTTTAAGCATAATGATTCGGTATCTGATTTAATTGCGTTCCATAAAGAAATTAAATCCTCATTTATATCACTACATATATATCTTTTTACTTTTTTATTGCTATTTAATAATTGAAACATCACACTTCCTCCACCTATAAATGGTTCATAATAGGTGTCAATTATATCAGGAAATTTGTTTACTATTTCTTCAGATTGACTTCTTTTACTTCCACTCCATTTTATTACAGGTTGAAATTTAATACTCATCACTCTCCAATCTTATTAAAATTCAAATTTTATTTAAATTTGATTATTTACAAAATCAGAAATCCTTTTATTTGCTATATCAATATAAGGCTCTTCCTTTGTATTTAAAAGTTCAATATTAACCCAACTAAGATTATATTTTTCCTCTTTGTTTAACTCCTCACAACACAATCCATGAGTTCCACTTCCAGAAGTTATATCTATAGTTTTTCCATTATGAGGGGTAGTTAATTTTATAAGCCATTTAATAAGTTTTTTAGGTTTAACTGTAACATGTTTACAATAATCACCTTTTTCCTTTTTTGTTGCTTTAGGAGAATACATAAATGGTAACTCTTCTTCTATGTTTAAAAAAAATCTACTAGCACCTCCTACGTCATTTCTGGGAACTAAAGTTCCTCTCTTTAAAGGAGTTAATACTCCTGATTTGTCTTTTAACGCATTATTATTAGATTTTCCAGCAGTTCTGATTCCGCTTTGCTTATCAAGCATTGTTCCCATAATATTATCAAATATAATATTACTTGGAAATCTACCCAATTCATTTGGTTGAGATGCTCTGTCTTCATTAAATTTCCCATATATTTTATTTATTTGGCTTGAATAATTGTTCGTTGGGTTCTTAGACGCCTTTTTCTGCAACATATCAATATCTTCTTTGGATATAGGTATTCTACATGTGTCTAAGTTCATACATCCACAGTTATATTTTTTTATATTGTCTATATATGAACCCTCTAAAGGTTTCTGAAATACTGTAATTATTTCCTTGGCTGGTTTTAATCCGCTAGTTTTCCAACCATTCCACTTTTCTGCTAAATCATTTAAATCCTTTTTATTAAATAGCTTACTTATATCTTGATTTTTAGGAAAACCACTCCCATATACCCAAACTATTTCTTCAACTATTTTAAATCCAACATCTTCAAAGGCACATTTCATTCTATGATTGGTTCTATGATGACCGAATATTAAAACATATCCTCCTGGTTTTATTATTCTTAATAGTTTTTTAGCTCTTAACATATTCCATTCATAAAAATTTTCATATTTATCCCATATTTTATTCATAAACGCTAAATCATATGGGAAATCTGAGATACAGCTATCAAAATAATTATTTTCAAATATATCCATAGCGGATATATTGTCCATATGTATCAATTCTCCATTTCCTATTTTCAATCTTTCTATAGTTATCACTCCTTAACAATTTTTTTCATAATGAGAACATAGAGTTTTACAAAAAAACTGATTACTTTTGTCATCATTTTTGCACCAAACACTCTCATCGTTGGAATCTAGCTGTTTTATTTGAGTAACTGTATCAATAACAAAATCAATTAATTGTTTCTCTAGTTCTTTAGTATATTTAATTTTTACTATAGCTCTTTCACAATCATCTATACTGTCAACCTTATTTCTATCAATTAATACTCCTTTTTCATTCTTCATATACTTGCACATATCAAAAGCTACATATTCAATTACTTTATCTGGATATTTTTCTTTAAGATACATTGCATATAAGATAAGCGGCATTGATTTTTTAGGTAGGTCTTTTTTGGAAAATTTACTACTCGATTTGTAATCTATAACATAAATTTTATCATCTATTACATAATATAAATCTATGTATCCCCTCATTGTGATTCCATTAATGTCAAACTCAAAGTATTCTTCTATGTAGTATTTATCACACTCAATTGGTACAAAATTTTCTATATAATGTAAGATACATTCTAAATAATTAATTCTTGAATTTGGTGTAGGAAAGTTGTAATCCATTAGATTTGCATATTCTATAACTTCATTATATTTTTGAATAGCTTCTTGATTTGTTATTTTTCTTTGCTGTAGTTCTTCTAGCAATTTGTGTAATTCATTACCATAATAACCATAACAATTTTGTTCTCGATTTAAATTTTTTACATATGTAAGATAGTACTGAAATGGACATGTGTGAAATGCATTTAATTTGCTAAAGCTATATAATTCCTTTTCCATTAACTCTCCCCTTTCAAAAAAATAGAGAGCTATTAATTAATAGCTCTCAACCCTCAGTTCCTTAAAAATATATATTAGATAATATTCTCTAGGATGCTATTAATTCCTCTAAATAGTTTATTAAATTCTATTTCAGTATAATAAGATGTTCTTCCTGATGTGTCTTTTACAGCAAATATTTTACCATATTCAGATATGCTTATTTCATTTAACATGTACTGATTATCTAAAGTTAGTGGCATATCATTTAATTCTACTTTACTTATATAATCCTTTAATTCCAATTTATTCACCTCACTTTGCATCTTTTTCACAATAATCCCTTAAACTGTTTATAAAGTTTTCTGTAACATCAAACCCAGCTAACATCATTGAGAAAAATAGTCCTATAGAGGTTATAATATCCAGTATATATTCTTCTATGCAAGATGTACTAGAATAAAATCCAATCTCCGTGTTCCTTCCAAAATATAAACTATATATTAAATTGAAAATTAGAAAAAATATAAATAAATATAATGCTCTATATTTACTATTAATTATCTTTTTCATCTTCATCATCCACCTTTTTTATTTCTTTTAATTCCCAAGAATAAATCATTCTTTCAGAAGTTTTATATTTCTTACTTGTATCTAATTTAATAAATAATTCTTTTGCTTCTTTAATTTTACCTTTACAAGTATGTTCTATTACATCTTCATCTGATTTGTATTTTATTTCTACCAAATCACCTGTATATAAAATCAAACCATTTTTTAATAGTATTTCTTGTCTGACTTCCTGTATCATACAATCATCCTTTCTTCTTTTTCTAATAATATAGATATTAAAGATTTCGATATAACATCAGCTAAATCAAGTATAAGTTCAGGGTCTGAAGTATCATATATATCATATTTATTTCTACCTATAATCCCAACTATTGAATAATCACCAACTTCTAGTAACTTCTTATCTACCCCCAAACCTGGTTTAACAGGTTTATTGCTAATTATAATTGTTCCTTTATCTGAAATTTTACTTATACAAGCATCAATGGCTATTATATTTGAATTTGGATAATTATTTTTTATTGCTTGTATTTTTTGTTCTAAATTTAAAGCATGTATTGAATCTCCTAATACTCCAAATATTTTATTTCTAATAGTAGATTTTTCTAGTATACTGCCAATCATAGGGGCTAATGAGTCAGCTAAAACTCTATCACTACCTATACATACTATTAAAGTGTCCTCATTTACAATATCCCTTAATACTTCTGATATTTTTGATATAGCATTTAGATTGTTGTAACTGATTTTTAATATGTCCATATAACACCTCTTAAATATAAAATTCTTTCATATCATCCAATCTTAAACAAGCCAATTTACCATTATCAAAACATGCTCCACAATCTATATTTATAATTCCTTCCTGTTTATATATTTCAGCCTTTTCATAATCTTTAATGTTTTGAGTTGGTGTATGACCAATAATAATTGTGTATCCTTTTATATGTTTATTAGTATTTAATATTGTTCTATCCCACACACAAATATCTTCTTCTTGTAACTCAATTATTTGCTCTATACTGAGATTCTCATAGTTATTTGGAAGGTATAGTCCAGCATGGACTAGTATAAAATTATCTATTATCTCTAAATATGGAAGGTTCTTAATATATTTATAAAAATTTTCTTTATATTCATAAGACTTCATTCCTAAATCATAAAATGTATCTTTACCTCCATTATAAAACCAAAGAAAACTACTATTTACATCTGTATAACTTTCTTGAAACATTAACTCATGATTACCTTTTAGAAGAGTTATATTCTTATACTTTCTTATATAATCTATAATCTCTAAAGACTTATCCCCTCTATCTAATACATCTCCTAAAATATACAAATGGTCATTTGAATTGAAATTGATTTGCTCTAACATTGAAATAAATTTATCATACATACCATGTAAGTCACTCATTACATATTTAATAATTACCACCTCCTATTAAAACTAACTTTTTAATGTGTTATTTATTCTGTTTAGAATATATTTCATTTAAATCACAAAGCATACTTAGAACCCTAGAAGAAGCATAAATTTCTTTTTCTAAACATATTTTTGTTTCTTCATTTATTCGGATATTATTATTTATTCTATTTAAACTTTGTATAAATTTAATTTCTGAATCTTCCATAACTTCTAATTCCTTTTTAAACTCCATATTATTTTTTCTCCTTTTTAATTTTATCAATAATGTCTTTTATTTCGTCTATTATTTTAGGAATCATACTAATTGAAACAAGCAAACATGAAAGAAATATAGTTACCATTAATATAGCAATAAATATTATTATTAGTAATTCAAATACTATCATCTACAGCCTTCTTTCATAAGCAAATATATTATCATATCTTTAGATAAATTTTCTTTTGAATATGCAATTGCCTTGTCAAGTATATTCATAGTTCTATGTGGATTTATTAACGGATGATATTCATCAAATAAAACCTGTGAAAAAATATCTGAATAACCAATTTCTTTCATTTTATTTATAAATATTTTATTGTAATATTTATAAATACCTAATTTTTTGATAAGATTCCATTCCAGTTCATTGTTTATTTTAGGAAACTTGTCTTGGATATCTTGTTTTAATTCTTCAAAAGTTAATTCTCTAAAAAGTATTATTTCTTTAGCACCTATGCTACATTTTGCTCCTGGACGTATTGATGAAAAAGATTGTTTCATCCCATACTTATATTTATCCTCTCTTCTAACTAAGGCTTTTACTTTGAAAAATCTATTACTTAAATCTAAATTATAACATCTGAAAACATCTTTTAAATCTAAACACAAATGGAATCCATAGTCATATATATTTATATTTCCTCTATGTATTTCTTCAACACTATAAGTTTTATTTAGTTCATACTGAAAGTTTCTACATTTCATATCTCTATCTGTACCCTTATATCCTTCAATCCAAATCCATTCTTCACTATTTTTTTTCATTTCTGAGTCTATTTTTATTTTTTCCATTTCTAATAGCTTTCTTTTCATTTCTTTATCATATTGTATATTATCCATATCGAAGTTTGGTTGTTTGGGAGGAGGAGAAGGAGGTTCTGCCTCTGTTATTTTTACATTTCTACCATATTTTTTATTGAAGATATTCAATATAATATCACCTCGCTTTATTGTTTAGAAGCTATTTTAATTTTATATCCTAATTCATCTTCTATTTCTTCTTTAGTCATTGATTTAAGCTTATCTTCTGACCTAATATATAAATTAGTGAAATTAATCAATTGATTTACTCTTCTTCCCCAATCTATTATTTCTCCAAATTCTATTATTACATCTTTCATGAAATTATCATCCAAATCACTAAAATTGAAATCTTTATTATGTAAAAAACATATTGAATCACAAGATGCTATCTTATCTTTAAATTCTTGAAAATTTTTACAATTTATTTCTGCAATATTATCTTTAGATAAATCATCTTTTAAAAACTTCAATTGAATAAATTCATTTTCTAGCTCATCTTCAGTTGGCACACGAATGAAACAATACCCTATTGTAGTCCCACCTCTCATTTTATAAAATTGACTTATATATTCTCCAGTACCTACTGTATAAAATTCTCCTTTTTTATAACATTCAATATCTTTTATACAATATATCGTATCTCCACCATGTATATCTTTTATTAATAAATTCAACATAAATTTTACCTCCAATTCATATTAAAACACATATTTTATTTCATAAATTCTTCTTTAGTCAAAAATCACCTCCTAAGAAGGGAAATTTCCCTTCTTAATTCATATATAGTATTACTTGTTTTTTATTTAATGATTGTTGAACATCAATTATCCTTTGATTTGATGAACCTTTAAAAATTAACTCTAAAGATTTTTTATCTTCTTCAAATTTTCCATCTACAAGAACATCTATTAATTTTAACAATTCTAGCTTTTCATTGTCTGTTATGAGTTCTTCAAACTTAAAACCTGTATAACACCATATTGTTTTGTTTGTATTCTTTTTAATTAATTTAGCTAAATGAACAAATCCTTGCAGTTGTAGAAGTGGGTCTCCTCCTGAAAATGTTACATCTGAAAATTTATTTGAAATGATTTCCTTATAAATATCTAATACTTTAGTTAAAGTTCCATTTTTTATATCCCAAGATTGAGGATTGTGGCAGCCTCTACACATATGATTACATCCAGAACAATAAATAGATGTTCTAAACCCTTCTCCATCAACAATTGTGTCATGTTTTATATCTAAAATATAAATATAGTCTTTATCCATGTGTGACTCTATCCTTTAACTCAGCTAATTTTGCATTATTCCAGCTATCCGTAGTTCCAACTAGATATCCTGTAATTCTTTGTATAATATTTATGTTATGACTTCCACATTTTGGGCATTCTTTTAACTCTGAATCTGCATTTTCAAAACCACAATTAAGACATCTGCTTCTTGTATGGTTTACAGAACCATAACCCATATTGTATTTTTTTATTAAATCCACAACCTTCATTATAGCTTTAGGATTATGTGTTGCATCCCCATCTAATTCAACATAAAATATGTGGCCACCACCTTCTAATTCATGGTAAGATGCTTCTATTTTCGCTTTATGTTCAACATTGCAGTTATACCAAACTGGAACATGAGAACTATTAGTATAATAATCTTTGTCTGTAATATTTTTTATTTCTCCAAATATTTTTTTATCTTTTTGAGTAAATTTTCCAGAAAGACCTTCTGCGGGTGTGCCTAATACAGAATAATTGAGGTTATATTTCTTTTTATATTTTTCTACTTTAGACTTTAAAAATGATATGATTTCTAAACCTAATTTTTGTGCCTTTTCGCTTTCACCATGATGTTCACCTATAAGAGCTATTAAACATTCTGCTAGACCTATAAATCCTACCCCAAGTGTTCCATGCTTTAAAACTTCGCTTACATCATCATTTGGATTTAAATTTTCTGAGTTTTTCCATAACCCACTCATTAATAGTGGAAACTGTTTTGCTTTAGCAGTACATTGAAATAAGTATCTATCATATAATTGTCTTGCTACTACATCTGAATATTTATCAAGAAGAAAAATAAACTCTGCAACTCTATTAGCTTCATTATTTGGATATTTTTCTTTAGCCTCTAATGCCATTTTTACTAAATTAAGAGTCGTAAAAGATAGATTTCCTCTTCCTATACTTGTTTTTTCTCCATGCAAATCTTCAAATACCCTTGTACGACACCCCATTGTTGCTACTTCATAAATATATCTGTTTGGGTCACACATTTTCCATTTTACATGCTTATTGAAGGTTGCATCTAAATTTAAAAAATTAGGGAAAAATCTTTTAGCTGATACTTTACATGCTAATTCATATAAGTCATAATTTCTATCAGTAGGATTATAGTTCACACCTTCTTTCACTTTCCAGATTTGAATTGGGAAAATTGGTGTTTCTCCATTTCCGACTCCTTCATAAGTAGATTTTAGTATTTCTCTTATTATACATCTACCTTCTGCTGAAGTATCTGTACCATAATTTATAGAACTAAACACGACCTGATTTCCACCCCTTGAATGAATTGTGTTCATATTATGTATAAATGACTCCATTGATTGATGAACTCTCCATACAGTTCTGTTTATAGCATGTTGAACATTTCTTTTTTCGCTGTCTAATTCTTTTAAGTCCTTAATTATATAATCCTCTATTTCTATATTGTATAAATGAGATAAATCAATATCATCCTTTATTTCTATATTTTTTATTTCTTCTATAAATGTTTTTCTTACACTCGGAGCATTATAAAAATCAAAAGCTGGTATCGCCTGTCCTCCATGCATTTCATTTTGTACAGTCTCTAAACTAATACATCCTAATATACTTGAAGTCTCTATTCTTTTAGTAGGTCTACTAGAGCCATGTCCCGCTCTAAAACCATTATTAAAAATTTTATCTAAAGGATGTTGGATACAAGTTAATGATTTCGTAGGATAATAGTCTTTATCATGTATATGTATATAATTATCCATCATTGCTTCTTTTGCTTCTTCAGATAAAAGTACATGGTCAGTAAAAGTTTTAGTAGCTTCACTTGCAAACTTCATCATCATACCTGCTGGAGTATCTGCATTCATATTTGCATTTTCTTTAGTTATATCATTACTTTCAGTATTTACAATAGACATATAATCATTATAAGTTTTTCTTCCTCTTGCTATATTTCTTTTCTCTCTGTATGTTATATATTCTTTAGCGACATCTTTCTTTTTACTAGCCATTAAGCTAAATTCGATTATATCTTGTATATCTTCTATATGCATTTTTTCACATGGTTTATTTTTTATTTTTTTAGCTATTAGCGTTGCTAATTCTCTATCAAATGCTTCACTTTTTCCTTTATTCCTTAATGATAAAAAGCTTTTTTCTATTGCGTCTATTATTTTGTTTTCATCAAAGGGAACTATTCTCCCATCTCTTTTAATTACGTTTAACATTAAATACCACTCCTTTGTATTTTATTTAGTTTATAAAAATTTTATAAATTTAATTAAGTTTAATATAAGTATAACACTCAACTAGATAAAATGCAATACTAGATTTTAAAAATTTTCATTTTAAAATCTAGTATTATCTCTATTGTTTTTGCTGCTGAATTGCAAATTGCTCTAAATATATATCTTTCAAGGTTCTTCTTGTACTTGTATTATTAATAATACTTAATCCAGAACTTGTTTCTCTCATAACTCTGCTCCAAATAGAACTGCCTTTATCCATATCTATATACTTAATACATTGCATCTTCTTTTTCCAATTTGAGTGTCTCCATAAATATAAATTATGCGCAAGACCTAGATATGCATAAAACATGAAATTTTCACAAGTTAATGAGATTTCTTTAGACATTTTTCTTCCTTCATAAGACATCATCTCAGGATAAATTTTAACTAATTCTTCAAAAAACTCTTTTAAAAATTTAAAACATTCTTCTTCCATATTTTTGTCTTCGATATCACTAAAAGTATTTTTAAATGCTGTTACAAGTGTATTTAAAGTAACAATATTCATCATATCATTTTTTGCAATAGATGTTTTAACCATATCTATTTTATTCTTTAATGCCCCTTTTTCATTTAATTTTATCATAATACGATTTACTGCATCCTGTTTATTAAAAGATTCAATTCTCGACTTAGAAAGAGTTTCGTGCAAGTTTAATTGCCAGAAATGTTCCATTGCAACTTCCATGTTATGACAAGTTATTAGAACAGGAAATTTAAGAGTTTTTAATATTTTTATTATTCTCTTTTCATCTTCTCCTCCTATTATTTTGGCATCCTGATATATATTATGTATTGCTTTTGTTCTATGTTGACCATCTTGCATACACATTAAACCTAGTATTATTGTTAGTTGCGAAGTATATTCATCATATATTACTTTTCCTTCTTTCCCATTTTCATCAAGTATATTTATTGTTAGTTGGTCTGGAAAATATTTTTCTTGTAATATCTTTTTTTGAATACTTTTGACTCTTGTTTTATTAAAAACTGCTTTATATTTAAATGTTCCATCTGCTTGTTTTTTTGCTAATAGACCACGCTGTGTTGCAGGATAGTATATTATTTTTTGTTCATCCCATAATTTTGCTATTTCATATGCAGAAATATTTATAGTCCACATTTTTTTATATAAGTGGTCTACTCCTTGAAATGTGTAGTTCTCAGTAAGTTTATGTTCATTAGGATTATATATATTATCAAATGTTATCGCCAATTAAATCTCTCCTTATTTTGTATTTTATTATATTATTATTATATACCATTTTCAACTGAATAAAAATAGACTTTAAACAATTTATCTGTTTTTTATTTAGTTTATAATTTACTCTAACATCCTTATTTTATACATAATCCTAAGTTTTAAATCTTATTAAAATAGTGATTTTAATTACTTTTTTTCTTCTTAGATTCTTCCTCTGTCTTTTTCTTATTTTTTAAATTTCTTGCTTCCTCTTCTATTAATTCAATCATAGTATCAATAAAGGTTTTTACAAATATTTTTTTTATAATTTTTAAATTCTTTATCAGTCAAATCTAACTCTTGTTCATCTACGATATTTTGGAATCTATCATTCGCAAATTTTTCTAAATATTTTTTTGAATATGTTATAGTAAAACATGCTTTAAATGATTTAGCATATTCTTTAGTCCAATCTTTTAAATTATTTAATTCTATTCTTAATCCCATTTGAATCCCCTTTTATTTATAAAAATTTAATTCCTCTATGTTTATATGTTTTATATTTTTTTAGATTTTATTTATTCTTTAAAATCACCACTAGAATTTTATTTATAGCATATTTATTCAATTATCCAGTAAGAACTTACCCATATATCAATTCCCTCTACATCTACATAATCATCATTTATAAATCTCTTTTTTGATTCAGTTCTAGTTTTATTTAAATATACTTTGTCAAACAATTTAATTGGATTGTTTTTAAATGTTTTTTTCTTTATCTTACATTCTTTTATTCTTCCAGAGCGTATATTATAAAATGTAATTTTAGGGGAGTACTTAGTATTAATATCTACAGCTATACAATGCCTTGGATTTTCATCAGATTTAATAATATTACAACTTCCTACATTTTCATAATGAGCTTTAATTAATTCTTCAATTGGAATATCTTTATTCTCAAAAACATCTTCCATGTATTCACACAATGCTAAAATATTTACATCCATGAACATTTTTTCAGTTTTTCTATTTGCGAATTTTTCTATATATTTCGCATAGATATTAGTTTTCTTTAATTGTTTTTTTTCATAAAAAGCACTAAATACTTGAACAATATTTAATAATTTAGATGTCTTACCAAACTCTTCAAAAAAGTTTAACTTAATTAATATTTCTAATTGTCTACTATTGATATTTTTATTTAAATCAATTAACAATTTAGTAAAAGTATTATATTCATTATTTCTTAATGAATATAAATATTCAGCAACTTCAGTATTTAAATATTTAATACTTGATATACCTTTATATATAGTATTTGTTTTTTTGTCCATGAAATACTCTGCTCTTGAATATCTAAATTTACAATTTTTAACTTCTATCCCATATTCTTTTGCCAATTTTATTCCATTATTCAAATCTTCTTCATTATCTGCCCAATTTAAATATGATGTTGTAAATTCTAAAGGATAGTAGTATCTTAACATTCCACATATATAACCATTCATAGAGTATCCAGTTGAATGGTTATATCCAAATTGATATTCTGAAGAATCTGATATTATTTGTATAAATTCTTTCGCTTCTTTTTCAGCTATTTCTTTGGGTTTATTTGAGTGTTTACAATAGCCATTTAAAATCTTTGGCAATTGTTTTTCTAATTCAACATCATCTTTTTTTCCTATTGCTCTTCTAGTTGTATCAGCTAAAGAGCCATCAAAATCACATATGTCTGTTAAGAACTTTATTGTATCTTCTTGAAATACTAAAAACCCATTATTATCTTTTAATAATTCATCTATTTCTTCTGATGGATTTTTATTAAATTCTCTATTTATTAATCTTTCTCTATATGATTTTCCACTAGGTCTTAAACTTGCATTTACTAAAGACATATCATTTACACATTTTGCTTTATATGTACTTAATAAATCAAAAGCGTAATCACCTTCAAATTGAAAGATTCCAACATTGATTCTATTTATATCTTCCCAAACATTTTTATCATTCCAATTTATTTCGTGAGCATACTTCCACTCTTTATTTATAAGTCTATACGTATCTTGAATTATACCTATAGTTTTTAATCCTAATATATCAAATTTCACATAATTCAATGAATCTACTGCTTTCATCGTGCAAAATGATACTGGACTGTTTTCATTTCCATCTTTATAAAATACACCCAAATTATCATACAAAGTTATTGGGCTACCAATCATCCCTGCTGGATGTGTACCTTTAGAAGTTATTACTCCTCTAATCCCATCAAAATAATAAAACAAATCCTTATTATGTTCTCTTAACTCATCCCACATTTCTTTTAATTTAATTAATCTTTGTTTTTTCTTATTGTTTCTTATTGTATGCAAATATAATTCATGGTCTATAAAGTCTGGCGATTTACTTTCTTTGCCTTCCAGCTCTTCTATGTTTATTTCTTCTATAATTATTTTGGAATATTCTTTAAAGATATTATCAAATGTGTCTTTTATATTTTTAACCAAATTCAAATTATCATAATTTAATCCTTTAGCAAGTACATCTATACTGCCTCTATCCTTTATAGTTTGAAATGTTAGTATATATGATACTTTATCTTTTCCAAATCTATTAACTATATATTCATAAACCTTTTGTCTATCTGATGGACTAAAATCTAAATCTATATCTCCAAGTGATATTCTATCAGCATTGCAGAACCTTGAAAATGCAGTTTTCCATCTAATAGCATCCACATCTGTTATTCCTGTTATGTATGCTATTAAAGAACCACCAACAGAACCTCTACATGGGCTAACATGAATATCATTATCTTTGCACCAATTTACTAATTCAGCTACAAACAGCATGAAACTAGCCATGCCTTGATTACACATTATTTCATATTCTTCTTGTACTCTTAGTTTATATATATCTATTTTTTCTTTTTCAATAGCATTTACATTTATTAATTTTAAAAGTTTTTCATCTATGTAATCTTTCCATGTTTGATTGGAATTTTCCCCATATAAATCAGGATATTTAAAAGTTTTATCTAGTGTAAAATCTTCAACCATAGCAGCTAATTTATTTGTATTATTAATTGCTTCCAATATAATATCAATAGGTAGAATATTTTGTTTTTTAAACTCATCAACTAAATCATCATAATTTTTCCATGTTAAGTCAAATTCATCTTCTTCTCCATAGAAGCTATTTTTAGATTTTTGAAGCACTTTTCTACATTCTGCTTTATATTCAGATGATGAATGAGTATCTGTCCCTGCTATCAATGGTATTCCATATAAGATACTCCACTCATAGAGCATCTTATTATACTCTTTTTGACTATCGCAGTTGTGATATTGTATTTCTAAAAAACATCTATGATTATTTTTAGACATCCATTCTAGTAACTCTTGTCTTTTTTTAATATTATAATTATATTTCTCAATACCCTCAATATCTATTATATTTGTATCACCTAGCTTCCATAATGGCGACGCTAGACAAGCAGAAGTTATTATTATATTATCGCTTGTATTCATTAATTCATCAAAGGATATTCTTGGATTGAAATAAAAATGACGGTCACTATTATCTTTTAAAATTCCTTTAGATGTAGCTTTTGACGTTAGAGAATTTAACTCTCTAACACCTTTTAAATTTTTTGCATATAAGCCAATATGCCAACCTCTATTATTATCTTCTAAATTTATGCATGTATATAGTTCTACACCATGAATATACTTTATTTCTGCGTTATCACACGCCTGTTTCTTTTTTACCCAGTCATAAATACCACCATGATTACTAAATGCTATTGCTTTCATGTTATTTTCTTTTGCTAATGATATATATTCATCATATTTGCTACATGAGTCAGCAAAACCATTACAATTAGAAGTATCATCATGTAAGTGGTATACAACATAATTATTTGTTAATATTTCTTTTTGTATTTTATTCATTTACAACACTACTTTCAACATCTATTATATCTATATAAGAATATCCATTTTCATTGTTTTTAATAGAAAATAATATATTCATTATTAAATCCTTAGATTTAAGGTTATTATTATCTTCGTTAATCATTTTGTTAAAAAATTTTTTACTACAAAAATCTTTTTTAAATAAAATTTTATCTTTCATAAAACTATAACTAGCATTCCCATATTTTTTTATATCCATTGTATTTATTCTTAAATCTTTAATTATAAATTTAGGTCTTTCAATTGTCCCACACCAAATATCTTCTAATTCTCCTATACATATTAAATCATTTATGTTTATATTGCTGTCAAATACAAAATCTACTTCTACATTACTTGTTATTGTTATATTTTTAAATTTATCATTTGTATATTTTATAAACTTATTTATATTTTTTTTGGGAAACTCATATCCAAAACTAGATTCATGTCCTTTACACCAATTAAATAATTTGCTGTCTACACAAATAGATTTAAAATTATCTATATAATTAGGGCATCTTACTGAACCTGTATAATTATTTTTATTGTCAGATTCTCTTATCATAAGTATTGGCTTGTTGAATACATTCATAAATTTATTTGCTAGCAATCCTGTTACTTTTGCATCTATACTATTTGAATCAATTAATATAACCTTATCATTCTCCACTGAAAATAGTTTTACATTTCCCTTTATTGCTTTATCAGTTATATCTTTTTGCTTTCTTTTATAGTTTTTACCTATCCTTATAATAGCATCTTGTAATTTCTGTTTTTTAATTTCTCCTTTTGATTTATATGTAATTGTTTTTTCTTCACCTATAAAAGCTCTAAACAACAATTCTTTATCTTCTGTTGTTCCATTTCTAATTATTGCATTTATTATGGGCGAAATACCCCAAACAACATTGTCTATCTTTAAATAATTTTTTATTTTTAAATCATGAACAAATGATAATATTAAGGGATTAGTTATATGGTTTACTTGCTTACCTATATTGAATATATATCTGTTTTCTAGTGACCTCATATCCATAGAATCACTTATATTTGCAACATTAGCCAAATCAATATATTTATATCCTATATCTAAATTTACTTTATCTACTATGTATCTTATGAATTTATATGTAACCATCGCTCCACTACCATCTATATTTTCTACTTCTCCATCTTTATTATTAATTATTATGCTTGTATCTGGCACTTTAGTTAAATCATACATATGATGGTCTAATGCAATGAAATCTATTCCATTCCTATTCAATTCTATTTGTTCTTTAAAATTTTCTGATGAGCTATCTGGAGTAATCAATAGTTTTGTGTTGTCTTCAATTACTTTATCCATAATCTCTTTTGTTAGTCCATGAACTTTTGCCTTTTCAGTATGTTGTATATAATACACATTGTCATATTGTAAGTCAAATTTAATAAACATATATATTATTGAAGAACTACAATAACCATCAACATCTGTATCCACTAATATACCTATTTTATTATTATTTCTAATATTTTTTAATAAACAATTGTAGGCTCTATCAATATTGGTGTAATTATTATAATCTTCCCAATTTAAAATATCTGCATTTAAAAGCCAATTTATTTTTTGATTATCAAGACCTCTATTTTTTAAAACAGTATTTAATACTGTATCTTCTATATGATTTTTTAGTTCCCATTCCAATCAATCACCTACTTTAATTTTATTTTTTAACAATTTTTCAAAAACATCTTTCCCTTTATCTATTGGAGAGTCTTTGTAAGACAATAAATTCTCTACATCCCATAACACATATACATCTACTAACCCAGATAGATTTTTAGTCATTTTTTTTATTTTATTCCACCATTTAGTACAATCATCATCTTCTAGTTCTTGAAATTGTCTATCATATGCTATTATGATTTCTGTTACTCCTAAATCCAAAATCATTTTTTTCTGATAATTAGAAAATGAACTTCCACAGGTCGCAACTGCTATATTATTTTTAGGATATATGGTCTCAAACTTTAATACTGATTTTTCACCTTCAAATATAAAAACTTTTTTCTTATGTCTTATATTTTCTTTGTTTTTATTTAATCCATACAAATTCTTTCCTAATGGATGGTTATATCCTTTATCATCTAACCATAATGGATAATATTTTCCATATCTTTTCGTTAGATATTTATTAAATGCTCTTACTCTTATGCCTACAACTTCATTATTAATATTCATATGTGGAATTACAACCCTATTGTTCTCTATATCATACCTTACATCAAAATTTTTTATAGCTTCAAATGATATTCCTTCCTCTTCCCATTGCTTAATGCGTTTTTGTGGGTACGTCCTGTGTAAAAAAGGCTTATCTATACGATTTAATATTTCAACTTCTATATCTAATATGGATTTGCTTTTAGTTAGATTAAGTGTACCAAAACCTATTTTTGGTTCATAACAATATGTGCATTTCACTATATCTGTGATGAATTTAATGGAACTTTTAAAATCTATATTTTTAGATGCCATAACCAAATCAAATAAAGACATATTTCCACAGTTAGTAAAACAAGTAAACAACTTTGAATCTTTATGATAATATAATTTATAGCTACACTCATCATTTGGATTATTGTGACATATTGTTTTAAATATTAATTCTTTGTCATTACTTCTTTCAGATAAATCACTTCCAAGTTCACTAAGTATTTTTATTATATCTTCTTCAGTTATGCTTTTTAAAAGCTCTTTCGCATCTATATATAATCACCTCCTAATAGGTTAATTGCCCAACAAATACGTTATCACAATATGCTTTTTCTATAAATCTTCCTGACCTTCCATCCATTTCATACAATAATATTTTATTATCGTCATCACCAGACCTAGTTTTATTTACAAATAATAAAATGTGTTTTTTTCTAATATCTATACAATTTTTGTCAAACTCTCTTTCTTTTCCTTCTTTTGTGGAACTATCTATAATCTCTAAATATGACTTTTGAAGCTTCCCTTCTAACCTACCTTTTTTCCATCTGTACGGTTTTAAAAAATATCTATCTTTTTCGGGATTTAGTTCATCTGGTATTATTTTTCTCATCAATGTTATTGTATGCCCCACCTCTTTAATTTGTTTTGCATTTGATATACAAGCAGCAGTCAAATAACTGACTTTCCCTTCAGTATAAGTTGCTAATTGTATAGGAAAAATTATCCTCATCCTCATTTGTTTTCCAAACTTATCAAAATCTCTAGCTGCTTCATTCATTTCACCTGTAGAATTTCCTGATGAGGCATCTTCAGCTTTGAAAGTATCAAGTATCAAAGTATCATAGCCTTCACTTAAACTTAATTTTTTGGCTATTTTTTTTATTTTTTCAGTGTTAAAATCATACATTGATATAAATTTAAGTTTTCCTGGTATTGAATATTTCTCTTCAATAAACTTATTTGCTAAGTAGAAAGTTTTTTCTTCTTCAATTGTAAAATCAAAATTTTTAACTTTTCTCCTAGTCATTGTATGACAATTAAATATAGCATTTGATATATATGTTATTAATATCTGTTTGTAGTATTCACTTTGTTGTTCGTTACTTATTATCAAGACTTTACAATCAGATTCTACTAGCCCCATAGCCATATTTAAAGTAAAAGTTGTTTTTCCAGTGCCACTATGACCTGCTATAAAATATATACCATTTGAGTGCCCTACTCCATCTATTATGTTACTCAACATAGGCATACCCTGAACATATCTTTCTTCTCCAGTATCAGTTTGCCATCTTAAAGCTATTGCAAAACTAGCTGAGTTATCATCTTCATTATTTTTCTTTTTTAATATTTCTTCTGAAGTATAATGCAAGTCTTCTATAACAACATCATTTCCAACTAAATTAATACTACTATCTGCTAATAACATTTCATAAAAATCATGAACTTGAGATGCAGTCATAGAAGGAAATAAGTCTATTGGTTTTACTTTTACACCTTCCACTTCAATTTCCTTATCTATATTAAAGCCTTTACTTTCTAGCCTTATTATAAGATTAGATTTTTCTAAATCATCTATATATTTTTTTTGATTGTGTATATTTCCTAAATCTCTAACTTTTTGTATGCTTTCCCAACCACCATATTTTTCATATAATTCATTTAATGAAGGAGACATTCCTACAAATGCTGATACCGTCACTTCATCTATCTCTTTATATTTTGTACTTAATTCTCTTATGAGATTGTAAAAAAATTTAGTTTTCGGAAAAGTAAAGTCATTTTCAGATAGAGGATAGTCAGCAATTATACTTATATCTTGCAACAGAACCGATATCACAAGGCTTTCAATATTCCCTCTATTTTCTAATACCATTTTCTCCAACCTCCTTTATTAAATCCTTTAAGGTTGTTGTTCTTTTTTTTCTCGCTACTGGAATTTTCATTGTTTCTTCAAGTATGTCTACTAAATCCATCTCAGTTTCTTTTTTCTCTTTTCTTTGTATATTTTTCTTTACAATTGTAACATCTCTTATGTTATTTTTTAATATTGTAAATATATAGCATAGTTTTTGATATTCATTTTCTATATCTTTTCTAAACTCTAAAGCGTCAATTATTTGATTTTTCATTTCTAAAATACAATTATAAACATCTTCTCTTGTATAACCGTTATCTAACATCTCTTTTATCATTTTAGTCTTATTTTTTGCGATACATTTGTAACCAATAATACTATCTATTCCTAATAAAATTTGATTCCATAGCCATTTCTCTCTTTCTTCTAATCTATAGTGTAATTCACAACAATAATTTCGTTTTTCTTCTCTACCCGTTTTAGTAATATGAATCACTGAGTATATATCTTCAGCTAGAAATTTTTCTTTACAGTATCTACAAGTTATTTTTCTTCCCAATAATTCTCCTCCTTCTTATTGTTGATGTTTAAAAGTCGCCCTAATTGAGCGACCTTTTAAATTATTCTATATTCTTCCAGAACGCTTAGGTTGGGTACTTTGAATATTTTGAGATGTATTTTTTTTATTAGGAGGTTCAACTTGAGAATTGCCATCATCATCCTCGCAAAATGATAATTGAAGTAAGCCACCTAGTGCATAACGCTTACTATATGTTTCTGTTGCTCCATATCCTTGAATATCTAATTTACTCGGTTTTATAGGTACACTATCGGACTCCATAAACTGACCACTAGAATGCCATAATACAGTTTTAATTGATACTGAATTGTTTCCACCAGAAATGGGAAATTGAGTTATACATAAATCAAATTTTGCTAATATTGGTCTTATTGTTATTAGAATATCATCTAAATTTGCATATTTGCTATTATAAAATGGATTATTAGAACTCTTTTCAATACTTTCTACCTCTTTTTGAAAATCAACTAAACTTACTAATAAATCTTTTATATTTTCACTTCTGCGAAATGGTATTAATGAATCTTTATTCTCATTTTCTTTTAAATCTCCAACCATTTTTCTTATTACATCTTTTAATTGTTTTACTTCACTCTCTATGTTAGCTATTTGTTCTTCCATAAAACTCTCCTTTAAATTTTATTTAGTTTATAAATATTAATTAAAATGGTAAATCTGATTCTTCAATATTTATGTTATTCTTTTGTGCATCTTTTTCTTTCATGGCATTTTCTTTTTCTTCCATTTTATCTATCATGGCTACTATATTATCCTTATAGAATGGATTAGGCTTCCCATCTTCACCAAAATCATTGTCTTTTGATATCTTATTTCCTGAACCTCCAGTTATTCTAAGATATTTTATTATTTTATCTTTTTTCCCTGTACCAAATCCACCAGTTCCTTCTATTATCTCAGTTACTATATCTCCTTCTAATTGTGGTACATCTCCCACTTTATATAGCTTTTCAAATTCTTTTATTACTTCTGTATTATCAATTACAAGTCTAACTCTAAATCCATTATCATTGTATTTATTCATTATTCCTATTACTTCTAATCCTTCTTCTATTTTTATTATTTCCTCCAAGTATACATATGCCCTCCATAATATACCTGCCTTTATAGGTAGTTTTGCATCTTTTTGTCTGTTACAAAATTTACCTTGTATTCTAAATCCTTCATGTTTTTCTCCATCACTATAATATGTATTATCATCTAACTGACAAGTACATCTAACTATTTCTCCTCTACCCTCTTCTGCTCTAGTTACAATATCATTCACAACTGTTTCTAATCCCTGTGATATCTTATTAACTCCTCCAGCAGATGTGTATATGCTTCCATAATAATCAACTATTTCATTCTTATCTTGTGATATAGCAACATTAAGTTTAAACTTTATTGCTTCTTGTGGAGTTCCTTCTTTTACTCTTTCTGCTGCTAATATATCTAACACTTCCCCACTAACAAAAACCTCATTGTAATTTACATTTTTTTTCGCCATAAATATCCTCCTCTTTTATTTTGTATTTTATTCAGTTGTAATCATTCTTAATTTTTCTATATACTTATAATAACATGTTCTATTTATTATTTCAATACTTATTTTTAATTTTATTTATTTTAACTAAAAAATCCTCCCCAATACAATAAACCAAAAATTACTAGCTTTGAAATTGTAGATACTCCAAAACTTATTTTCATTTTTTTTACCTTTCCATTATTAGCTAAAGACACTCCTAATTGCATAACGTATATTATTATTACTAAAATTTGTGGTATTCCTAATTTCATTTAACCTCTCCTTTTAATATGATTACATCATTAATTCTTTATATTTTGGTAATGTTTTAAAGAAATCACATAAAATCCTCCATTCTTCCATTTTATGATTTTTTCTCTGATTTATCATAGATTTTATTTGTAGATAATTTAATGTAACTCTTGCAGTTAGCATCAATCCTGATGGACAATTTGATATTATAATTTTCCAAAGAGTTTCTTTTGTGGCTTCAACTTTTTCTCCATTTCTAAGAATGATTTCATCAGATGCGGTTAACTTTAATTCCTGAAAATTATTGTAATCGTAAATCAATTCACTCAGGAAATTTATTGTATTTTTATCAACATACTTATTACACATATCATCAATATTAAATTTGGTCAATCTGTGCATTTTACTTTGACTAGATACATAGTCATTATGATGATATCTATCCCACTGTCTCCACATATATTCTGACCATTGCAAATCCATTTGGACAATAATTCCTTTAGAGAAGCAATCATGGCCTGAACCTTGTTTTGATTTGCCTAATTGACATGCTCGTTGTAAATCTTTTTCTGAAATATTTACTTCTCTCATATCTTTAATCTGTTGCTGCATAGGATAACCACTCGAAATTATACTTTCTTTAATTCCATAAACACACACATTTGATACATCAATAATTCCTGGTATTTTTATTCCATTTACTTTCAATTTATCAACTCCTAACCTTCCACAATAATATAACCTTCTTTATAATGTCTTCCCATATTGTTCACCCTTTTATAATACTTATAATCACTCTCCCCTTTTATTCTTGGCACAAATACATCTATAGCATTAGAATTACCAAAATATTTATTAGAACCTCTATCTTTAACCACCTTTAAATTTCCATCAACTAATATTTTAGTTCCAAATTTAAGATGATTATTGGCCACAAACCCATATTGTAATTTTTCTCCTGTAGCTGTAATAGCTCCATATTTACTATTTTCACAGTTTAAAGAAGTATAGTAACTTACTTCCCATGTTACAGGAATCAATTTTTCTATTTTTATTCCTAACCCCTTTTCTAAATTAATTCTCTTGATTTCTAATTTATATTCAGAACTGTTTTTGTGTTGCTCCCACTCATATTTATACATTAAGTTAATATTTTTAGCTGTATCTGCTACAATATTTTTATCCATCCTGCTAGTACTCATTTCTTTAGTATTAGCAAATATATGTATGCTACTACCCATTACTAAAACACTTGTTACTAATATATTTCTCCACCTCATAAAGACCTCCAATCATATTAAAATGATAATTTTAAATACTTATTTATTTTACAAGAGCATCATCTAATTCTTCATTAGATGGTTCTTTCCCTTCCCCATTCCATTCAAAAGCATCCTCTAAATATGCATTTGGATTATAACAACAATAATCACAATCTCTATTTTTATTCTCACATATTTCTTTAAGTTTGCAACTCATTTTTAGTCCTCCTAAATTTATTTATTATTTATTTCATCTAATAATAAATTTAATTTATGTTCTGCTTTTTTAACTTCAATTCTTGCCAAACATAATTTAATTCCTTTATTGAAATCAAACTCATCTGAATCATGGCAAGTAGCTGATGCTTTAAAATCTCCCATTCTAACTTCTACTTTCTTTCCATTTGTTCTATACTTACAAGTCTCATTTGTTCCAAGTGCAGTCGTAGTTCTCCATTCACTCCAAATATGTTCTTTTTTCTTAGTCTCTATTGCAACTTCAAAATATTTTTTTAATTCACTATAATTCATGAATCCCATCCCATAATCTGTTTTAAAATGTATAGCTCCATTGTTTCCCACAGATGTAATGACAAATATATCTCCTATTTTTAACATCTCAAAACCTTGTATTTCTTTCATTAATCTTATTTTAGTTCCTTCTATTAACATACTTTCTTCATCCTTTCTATTCTATTATTATATTTATCGATTGCTTCTTGCTCTATTTCATTGACATCTCTATTATATTTACCTTTAGCTTGGACTATTTTGCCATCTCTAACTTCAATTGTTACTAAACTTTTACTTGGATTATCCTTTTTTCTCATAAATAATATATGACATTTTCCATCTATAACATTTTGAATATAACTACTTACACAATTATTTTGTTGTACTGCTTCATCTTTAATTTCACTTGTGCTTTTTGGATATATGAATTTATAATCTTGATATGAATATTCTAGTGACTTGTCTATTCTTTTATTAAATACTTCTTCTTTAAATTGAGTTTTAAGACGATTATAATTTCGAGATGCTATTTTATGAGTTGTTAAGAAATGTCTTGGATATTTTTCATATTTATCACTTATTACACTCATCATAACAACATAGTCATATAATTCGTTTAGAGTGCTTTCAAGCCCATTTAATGCTTCATATGTCATCAGATTATCTATATAATTTATAAGTGATTGAGGTTTATATTTATATATGTCTATTAACCTATCAAATATCATTCTATCATAACCAGAATCAAGAATTGAAATTAAATTAGTTTTTCTTATTGAATTCAATTCTAAGCTTAATAAATTATTATATAAATTTGGGTTTTTACTATACCCTTGTATCAATCGGTCACTCAAAGTAATACTATGATTCCTACAGATAGAAATAAGACCTTTAGGTATACTCTTAATATCACAATGTATCGGATAACTTATTTTTTTTAATCCTGCTGAGAATAATTGTTCATACTCAGAATAATTATTTATTTCATTTAAAAAACTTCCTATATTTCTTATTCTTTCAACTCTCCTTCCCCAAGTTCTGCTACTCTTACTTCTATTTACTCTTCCGTCTACAAAATTTAAAAAACACTTATAATTTTCATCTTCAAAAGAATTTATTACCTCATGTAAATCATATCCTCTAAGCTGAGTGCATACATCTTTTACAATCCTTCCAGATTTACCAATACATTCTCCTGTTGCTAAATTATATTTTACATTCTTCCCATCTTCAAATTCAAATACTAAAAACTGTTTTTCTTTATAAGATTTCAAATATTAATCACTACCTCCTTTACATCTTGATGACAATTGTATGACATAAGTTATTTTTCCACCTATTTAATAATCATTTTAGATTTTTTTAGAATTTATATATTTTTCTTTTAAACCTTTATTACCTCTTATTTCTATGATTTTATTTATAGATTTTATATAGTTTATATCATTAGAAATTCTTTTAAGACTTGTTATAAAGTATACAGAATAGCTTCTTGGTATCTTCTTTTTGATAGCTAAATCAATTACTGTTCTAGCAGCATTGTAACTTTTTAAATGAGTATGCCCTTCTTCAAATTTTTTATTTGTATTATAAACAATATATCCAGTTTTAGATTTGATAATAATATATTCTTTTTTCTCATATATTTTATTTGTATCCATTACAAATCCTCAATTTTATGCCATATCATTTCTAACTTTCCATGTTTTCTATTTAGCCTTCTTCTAATTTCATATGCAGATTTAATTTCTTCTTTTACATTTTGCCACTTATCTAAAACTTCTTCATATTCTTTATTCTCTTCTTTTAAAAATAGTATTTCTTCATTCAATTCACTAATTTTGATATTTAACTCTCTGTTCTTTTCTAATAAATTATAATATCTTTGTTCATCTATAAGTATTGAAATCACTACCTTTCACAAACTTCGTATATGCCATTTTAGGCAATAAAGGTATAAACACAAGCAGTCATTTTTACAAAACCTTAGAATGTCATATACGATACCATATTTTTTAATTTAAAACTGACATTTTATAATCATTTAAAACCATGATTTTATAGTTTATATTTTCCATCATCCCTTGGATATAGAAATTTTATATCTTTAAGGTCTAAACCATCTCTCTCGTAATAATCCTTTGCTCTTATACATTCTCTTAGCGGCACTCCATATAATTTAATTAAATCTCTAAAATTTATAAAATGTTTTTGGCCATCATTTTTTGATGTAATCTCCCATTCAAATACAACGTATTTAACTTTCACTTTACACCTCTATTTCATTGACTTATTAATACTTTTAACTGAGAAAATTTTGGATTATACCCCTTCTGCCATACAAAATGAGCATATTCTATGCTATCTGTCTTTTTATCATCTGTAAAACTCATTCTTCTATTGTGAACAAATATGTATTTAGGCATATTATTTCCCCACAGCCTTTGTCTTACTTTTCCTCCAAGATAATTTAATCTTAGCAGCATAATAACGAAACCACCTTCTCTTACATCATTTAAAGCTTTATTAATTATATCTAAGCTTAAATTAAAGGGAGGATTAGTAATAATTACATCGTATTTTTCTTTGGGCTGAAACTTTAAATAATCTTGCTTTATATTTGCCCTTGAATCATCTCTTATATCTACTGTATCTATTGAAATATCTTGATTTGAAAATTCTTGAATTGCAGTTGGGTAGCTCATTGGATTCGTACTGTCTCCACCTGCACATGGGTCTAATATGTTTATCTTTGAATTGAATATATCTTCATATTTACTAAATTCATTTAAAAACTCTTTAATTTTTATAACTGGAGTTCTATAGTAATCACTTATATGAAAATCTCTTACATTACCTCTATTTGTACTACTTATAAACATCTCTCCTTTTTTTATTTGTCTTTACTTTTTAGTTTATTCCATCTAGTTATCATTTCTTCATCTACAAACATGACTGCATCTGGGTGTTTTACCAACAAATCATTAAGCTCATCATCAGATATATCTTTTGATATTTCAATAAAATTTAATTTACCTATCACACATTAACCTCCTTAAAATAATACTTTTAATCTAAGTCATTATTCAATAATAATAATGCTATAAGACAAAATCCATTAAGTAGTATCCTATTAGTATTATCTTGCAAGTAATTAGCTACCATACAACCTAAATTAAAAATTGCAGCAATATTTAAAATCAAATTAATACTCCTTTCTTTTATTCTTTTTTGTCAATATATATACTACTTGATGGTATAAGAATCCAGATTAGCAACCATGCTAAGGTATTGATTGGATATGTTGTATCTAAGAATTGAAATTGTGGGAAGTTTAAAATATCTACTACCCAAATTATTATAAGAATTGTTTTTAAGACTTTAAACATTTAACTCTCCTTTATTTATTAGATGAATTTTCTTCTATTACTACATGAGCATTACATATAATCACCCTTTTACCATCAAAATCTAGTGTTATAGTACCACCATCTCCATCTTTAACTCTCATGTTTTTACTTGTATATGTTTTTAATACCTCGCCATTATCTGAATATACATTTACAGTTCTATTAAGCCCTGATACATCACTTTCAGCATCTTTCATTGAGCTTTGTATCCCTGTACATCCAGACATTCCTATTAACATTGTTCCTAATACCCCTATTAATAAAAATCTTTTCAATATAATTTCACTCCTTTATTTTTAATTGAATTGTAAATAAGAATATATATTTAGAATTTTTGAATTGGTTAAATGAATTTTTTAGAATTGAAATTTTGATTAATCATTTACAACATTATATTTATCATCTTCTCTCCATCCAAAATTATATGGTTTTATAATGTTACATATTATATCTTTGCATAAACACATATAGTCTTCAATACTATCTTCAGAGTCACTATCTTGTATATTTATTAATGTATCACAGCCACTACAGCTTCCATAACCAACATATGTCATAAGATATTCATATTCATTAGGTTGGTATGTTTTTTTAGGTATTAAATATAATAAAGTACCTTGATAATCTCCATTATCTATTTCACTTATATTGTCGACATCCCACTCATCATCTTCATTTATATTGTCATTCAAAATATGTTTTACAGATAATTTAACCAAATCTTCATAGCTACAGTAACTATCACGATTAATGAAATCAGACTCTAACAATGCTTCATGTAATCTTGTTTTATTTTTTATCCACTTTTCTTTACAATATTTTATCATTTAGCTCTCCTTTAAATATTATTTAGATTTTCTATTTGAATTGTTCCAGTAGCACAATCTATATGTTGCCCAAGAATGGATGTTAAGCAACAATCTATATCATCTACCACTATTTTTATATGAGGGTCTATTTTTAAAGATATTCCATTTATGGCTTTTGTATCATATATTTTACTTCCATTAAACATGTATTCTTTAAATGTTTTTGGGTTTATTATATCTAAATTCATTGTTTTTGCTAAACTAATTATGTAATTTTTATTAGCAATAGAATGACATAATATAAGTGCATTATTTTCATAAGCATACTTTATTAATGCAGTAGTTTTCCCACTACTTCTGTTTCCATTTATTAATTTCATAATTATTTTTCTCCTATTAAAAGTATCATTTTATTTAACACTGTGACATCTTTCGTATTGATTACACATCTTACATGCTTCTTTATCTTCATAAGCACACATTTCTGACCAACCACAATCACAATGTAGTGGTTCATAGCAAAATCCTACACCTACATCTATACCATCTGCATAAGCAATCCCTCCACATCTAAAACTCATACACATCACTCCTTCTTAATTTTATTTAAATCTTTGAATCTTAATATCTTGTCTTAGATGTTCTACCATATTGACTATTTCTTTTTCTGAATATTCCTTTCCATATATTGTATCCATATAAAATTGAAATTGCTCTTTGTCATAATGAACAAATCCTATCATATACATTATTAAACCTATCTGACTATCATCTAATTTCATAATTACTCCTATATAACAAAATCTTAATTCTAATCATTTATATAATTAAATTATATTTTAATATTTTTTGTCATATACAATTCCCACCTCCACCATATATTTCTTTTATTTCACTTATTTTCACTCAATATATATACTCTTTCATATTGTCCTCATTTCTTTATTATTGTAATATCATTTAAATCGATTTTACATGTATTTAAACTCTTCATATAAGAAACTATAGGTTCTACTATATTCTCAATGTCTTCATATTAGACTCTAACTATATCGCAATTATCATTTTCTTCATTATCTATAAATTCAACATAAATTAATTAGGCATATCTTTTTTATCCTTTTGATTTTATTTAAATAACAAGATTCTAATTGCTTTTAAAATTATAAATTGGCTTTAACACCTCCATTATCTCAATAGTATCTCCTATATTGTTTAAGATGTCCTCTATAGGTTTGTATGCTTGTGGTGCTTCATCTAGTGTTGATTGACCTACACAAGTTGTAAATATTTCTTTCATAGATTCTTCAAATTCATCTAAAGATATTTTTTCTTTAGCTTTTCCTCTTGATAAAATTCTTCCTGCTCCATGTGGTGCTGAATAATTCCACTCAGAATTACCTTTACCTTTTCCTAATATAATCCCATCTCTCATGTTTACTGGAATTATTACTGTTTCATCTTTATTTGCAGAAATTGCTCCTTTTCTAAGTATTTTACTATCCATATCTATATAGTTATGAATACATTCTATAACATCACATTTAATATCTCTTATAAAATGGTCATAATTTACATCTAGGCTGTTATATTTAAACAATATATCCGCAATTATAACCATTCTATTTGCAGCAGCGTATTTTTGAGCTATACTCATATCATGTAAATAATCTTCCATTAAATCATTTTCTAAATAACATAAATCATCATGTGGCTTATTCAATTTTCTATCACTAAGGTCTTTCAAATATTTATTTATCAAATGTTCTTTATTGTCTTTTTTTAGAGTAGATATTAAAAACTCTTTTGCATCATCATATGACTTTTTATATTTTTCAATACAATATTTTATAGCTTTGTCTTGGTAATAATCAGCTATTTGTTTTCCTAAATTTCTTGAACCTGTATGAACAGTAAGATACATTTGACCTTTTTCACTTTTATCAACTTCTATAAAGTGATTGCCTCCACCTAAAGTTCCTAACGACATATATGCTCTATTTTTATTCACCTCGCATCTAAGATTATTTATGTCTATATTAAATAAATTCTTTAATAGTTTTTCTCTTGACTTATTATGTATTTTAAATCCATGAGGAATATAATCTCTTATAATCTTATCTAATTTTGTATAATTTATATTATTAATATATTTTTCTAATGGAATAGTAGCCATTCCACAACCTATATCCACCCCTACCAGATTTGGTACTACTTTATCACTTATAGTCATTGTTGTTCCTATTGTACATCCTTTACCAGCATGACAATCAGGCATAATTCTTATACTGGATTCTTTAAATTCCTTTTGATTACATAAATTTATTATTTGTCCTATTGTTATCGAATCTACATTCTCTGTAAATATTTTAGCTTTGTTATATTTCCCTTGAACTTCCATTTGTTATTCTCCTTTTAAAACCTGTATTTTAACTTGTTATTTATTATCCCTCTATTAAATCCCGTACGTCTACAGTCACCGAACCTTTTCTTTCGAGTTTTATAAATTTTTCCATTAGTATTTCAGGAAGTATATTCTCCCCATACTCTTCTTTTATTTTATCTTTTATTAAATTTATAATATATTCCTCCATTTCTTTATCTGTCATATTAAGATATTTATCCAGGTCATAAATGACGAGTTGTTCTATATCTCTTCGATAATGGCATAGTATATCTTTTAAAAATATTTTTTTAATTATCTTAATTCTTTTTTCATAAATCAATAATTCTAAATTAAAATATATTCTTTTTTCTTTGATTTTTATTTCATATTCAAAAATTCTTTCTAATGGTTTTATTGATTCGTTATTTTTTATATATTTTGACTTTATTAATTTCTTAAAAGAGTTAATTATATTTGCTCATCTCCTTCCATTTTAAGTTTTATATTCCATACATATTAAAACTAAATTCTACCCCTTCATCATCCTCAAATTCTTCATTGAAGACTTCTTCTACTGTTTTATCCTTAGAGATAACTATATGTAAATAACCTCGTTTACTAATAAAAGAAGTTTGATAAAGATTATCTAAACCCAAGAAATCCCCTTCTTGTTTATAAGGTACATATATATCCTCCACACTTCCGTTTTCGTATTCTATCTTTACATTTGTAATATCCTTATAATCATGCAATCTTTGAATTTCATCAACACGTTTATGTATTTGTATATGTAAATAATCTGCCTTCTTGCATTTACCTATATAACTCAAAGCAAATCCTCCAATAATTTCATGTATATTATCTAAATAAAAACCTCCTACATCTCCAATACCCAACTCTACATTCTCTAAGTTATCTAATCCTAAAATTATTTTCTTTATTTTCATAACTCATTCCTCCATTAATTAAACTCTTAAAAATTATTGATGACATCACACTTAGAGCATTTCCATCGTTTCTTTAATTTATAATTATCAAAATAAGAATTAAAATATCCTACAAATTCTTGAAATTCTATCCTTTCACATTGATAACACCATACTTTTACTACATCACCTTTAGAATACATTTATTGTCTTTCTCCTTAATATAATCTCAATCTTTTAATTGTAGATGGTATTTCATCCTCATTAAATATTCCTAAGTTAACACATGTTATGCTATTTTTAGGAATTTCTGTTAATCCTCTATCCACTATAGTTAAATAACCTTTTTCTTTAAATTTTAATAATTGTGCCTCTTTAGCTTTTAATATACATATTGTATCCCCATTATTCTTAAATGACGTTAAATCACATTTTAAATCTATTAATTCATGTGCTATTATTTCTGTTTCATAAGAGCAAGAAACAGTGTCTAAAATTTTGTTATACAAATAATCATAAACTGCATGTGCAACTTGTGCTCCAACTTTGCCTGGACTCATATTTAAGTCTGAATTAATTGCTATGTACATTTTTTTCATTATTATAAACCTCCAAATAAATTAAAATTATTATCTTAATACCAATACATAATAATTAAACTATGTTTTTCAAAATCAATTATGTTTAACATTTTTTGAAATTCTTTTAATACTAAATCCCAAAACTCCTGTGTATACCTATCATCAACTGTTACTTTTTTATCATTTTTATAATAATACTCTTTATCCTTATTGTATATCTTAGAATTTATATCTTTTTGTTTAAGAAAAGGAATTATATAATCTTCCAAATCTTCCTTTGTAATAAGTATGGCTTCATCTTCATAACTTTCATAACCTTTTTCCCATTTGGCTTTATATATCATACGAATAACTGACCAATCTTCTAAAGATATATCAATATCTAATAATTCTTCAAACTTATAAAACTCTTCTTCATCATCATTATTCAATTCCTTATATTTCTCACCTCTTGTTTTATTTAAATAAATATCTAAATCTGTAACTTTTGTTTTTACTGAATAAAAACCTAAATCTAATCCCATATGTATCACCTCGCTAATTAAAACTGTTTTAATTAGATTCTAAATTCACTTTTTCTTTTATGATGTTTAATAAAGGTTTATAATTATCAATACCTATTGCTCTCATTACTCCATTATCTACATGTTTAATATATTTCATTAAATACCTCACTTATTATTTTTAATTCATCACAATCATGCTCATTTTCTAATTTATTTTTTATAAATTCTGCTACCTCCTCTTCTTTTAACTTTTCTATATCTTCTTGATGATTTAAGATAACCTTCATAATAGATGACAAAGACATCCCATAATCATACATCGACTCATCTCTTATAATATCCTTCTTTTTATTCTTATATATTACCATTCATTGTTATTCTGAAACTCCTACGCCTAAAGGCGTGGGGTTCTTAGGTACTACATGAATTTCTACAATACTCTCAGTTATAATAAATCATAACCTACAACATATTATCACTAATCATATTCCCTAAGACTTTTATTAACAAAGTATCTGTTGACACCATTAACATTAATATTAGGCTCGTTTCTCAACCTATATAGTTTTTATATCCCCATACTAGATATTAATTTATAACCATTTAATTTTAATTTTTTTAATCTATTTATCTCTTTATCATGTAATATTTTAAAGTTATCATATGTTTTAACACACAATTCTCTGTTGATTGATTTTAAATCTTCATTAACATTCATTATTAAAAATGCAGAATAGCAATCTCTTTGAATGTCCATACCATTATTCCATCTATCTTTTAATTCCTTCTTATTGTACTCATCTGAAAAGTGATTATATTGACTGGCTCTACATTTAGCAGTATCTATCTTATATAATCTTTCATTATTATATTTTAACTTATTGTCTAACATAGTCAAAAACATTGATGGTGCTTTATTTGCTAATGATTTTCCAAAACGTTTCTTTTTATTAATTCTACCAGTTTTTTCATTAATAGTAGTATCCTTGACTCTAGTTTGAAGTCTTTTATAACTCATCGTTTCAACATAAAACTTATTGCCTAAATTTAGTAATTTGTTAATTAATATATAGTGGTCTTGTTTTCTTATTTCAGCTTGTTTTCTATATAACTCTTTTCTTAGTCTTTTTAATTTAAGATAGTGATTACTAAATATCCACTTATCTCTATTTCCTTGTTTTATAGTACCATTAGCATTGAATTTATTAAGATTAGTTGCACGTTTACTTCTATCCATTTTACGTTGAATTAACTTTATTTGCCTATCTATATTATTAACATTAGGAGCTAACTCCAATAACTTAACATCACATTTACTAGATATAGCTATAGTTTGAGTTCCAATATCTATACCTACATTACCTAAACCAATTTGTCCTTTTATTTTTCCTTGATTGGTTGTTTTTTTAGGTGGAATTCCTTCTAAGACTAATTGTACATACCATTTAATTTTACCCTTAATTTCTTTTTTAAGTATTCTACAATATTTTATTTTATCTTGTATCGCTCTTTGAGCATAATTGTCATTATTCTTTATTATTACTGGAATAGTCATCTTATTAAATTTAATAATACCATCTTTATAACTAATACCAGTTGAATTTTGTTTCCCTTCTATTGATGTTAATTCATTATATCTAATATAATTAACTCGTTTAGCTTGATGATAGATATACTTATTAAAAGCATTAAAACATCTTGTAGCTATCTTCTGAGTTATAGCAGAATGTAGTTTATAATATTTACCAATAAATTTAACAAACTTATGAAGTGAATACTCTGTTAAATTATACTTCTTATTAATTTCACTAAATATTTTATTTCTATCTTTACCCTTATATTTACAATTTGCTTGGTGTTCTTTAGATTCTATCATGTGGTTATATCTTTTAAATAGCTCTGATAAACATGAATTATATACTTTTCTATACTTATCAAAAGCATTACATATAATGTCTTCTTGAAACTTTTCTGTTTTTAATTGCAATGTTAATATATAATTTGACATAGTGTTCACCTCACTTTCTAGTATCTTGTTTTCTGGTTTTTCACATATTTTTTAATAGTTTCACTACATACGTTTCCTGCTGTAGATACAAAATAGCTTCTAGTCCATAAACTAGGCATTTTTGATAATTCAATAAATTCTTCTCTTAATATTTTACTTGTATAGCCTTTTATATTTTGCATTATATCAGAAGGATTTAGAGTCGGAAGACTATTTAAAAACATATGTGTATGGTCTTTATCGCATTCTATTGCAACAATTTCGATATCCATTTCCTTACACTTATTTTTAACTAATGTTTTAAATCTATCTTCTAAACCTTCTATATTAAATATTTTTCTTTTATATCTAGGGCAGAATACAAAGTATTAACATTATACGTGTATGTGTCAATACTTTTTATACACTGTTTGTGCTATCCATCCCACACCTAAAGGAGTGGGCTTTCCGCACTATTCTGTAATCCCATTTAAATCTAAACTATTTTTATTTAAACTTTTTATGTAATGTATTATGGGTTTTACTACATCTTCAATATCTGCATTTACCTTTCTAAGTAAACTATAATCACCACAATCATATTCAACATAAGCTAATTGGTTTGTATCACTATCAGAACCTAATGATAATTCTGTTTTACTAGCTATAGGTATTAAATCTCTTTTGCAACTAGGACATACTATTACATCTTCATTTAAGAAATAATAGTATTCTTGTAATGTTTCTTCTACATTGAAGTATTTATTACAATTCTCACACCAAAACCTCACAGTATCACTCCTTTTATATTTATAACATAGACTCTATTTTATTTATCTCTAATTCAACCTTCTTTTCATTAGATAATAATTCCATTAATTTTATTTCCATCTCTTCAAGTTTACTTCTTTCCTCATTTATAGTTAATATATCTAATTTACTTTTTATATCATCTATCCAATCTTGTACATCATAACCACTCATTACAAGATTGAAGCTTAAATTTTTAGATGACATATTATAAGAATGTAACATAGATGCTAATAATATTAATTCATCTTTTTTTAGTACTTGTATATTAATTTTCTTATTATTCCAATTCAATATACAATTAGTTTTTGGTGTAAATTTTTTTATTGAATCTAACTTTTCTTTTTTTAATTTTATTTGTTCTTTTAAAGTTATTATTTTATTATCACTATTCATTAATTATTTCCCCTCTCTATATAATCTTCCATTTAATAAATATGTGTTTAAATATTGTGGTCTTATTTTGTTATATAATTCTTCTAAATTGTTATATTTTTCTTCTCTATAACCATAAGTATAGAGTGTGCTACGTCCTTTTAAATATTTAATTCTACCATCAGAATATATTCTTACTTTTTCTCTATTTGCATAAAATTCAATTCCCCAACATGTTTTATCATCTTTCATTTTTTCTTTAAATTCTTCTAATGAATACTCTATATATTCATTTTTGGATTCATCTATTGGTGAATAAAAATAACTTCCTTCCATTTTATGAAATATATCAGCGTAATTTTCATGACAATCACTATCTATAATACTTATTAACTTATTTAGTACACTTCTAAATTGTTCAAAATCATCCCTCTCAACATTATAAAACCAATGATATTTACCTGTACATTTTTTACCATACAAACTATAATAATCAAATTTCCCAATGTAAATAAAAGTTTGATTTTGTTTAGTTCTATATGTTGCCCCAATAATTAAATCTTTTGCTTTTATAATTTGTTTATTATGTAATATCTTATTAAATTCGGTGATTTCTTTATAATCTGGAGATGATATTGGTATTAGTATTAAATCCTTACCATCCCATCCATATACAAATTCTCCCTCTAATCCTTTTCCTTTTATAGAGCTTGTATTTTCTAATATATATAATAAATTTTCTACTGTTATTTCAAATTCAAATCCTCTTGAATCATAAATCCTAACATAAGTTTGTCTATGATTCCATCCTGTATTATAACCACCTATTTTTTTATTTAATACAAATCCTGACATTGGAGTATTTTTATATATTAAAGGTTCTATATTTTTATCTCTCCAAGAATTCCAAGATTGTTCTTTTCTCAATTTTCCATTTTCATCCTTATATATTACATAAGCAAGTTTACCTGTATAAGTCCCATTTCTATTTTGGAATCCTATAATTATTTCTTTAGGTATAAATATATTATTCATAGCATCCCTTTCTATATAGAATTACTTAATAATCCTAGTTTTTCTAATATACTTATTCTCGCACTTTCAAGTTCGCATTCTTCACAATCTTTTCTTGAATTTCGCATTTCATCATAAACACATCCACTACGACAAGGATTTGATGACATATAAGCATCTATAGCTCTTATTTCGTTTTGATTTAGCTCTATTGTTTTCATGAATCTCTCCTAAATACTTTTTTAATTCATACATTCTAACATTTCTTTTCTATATATACTGCTATAAACTATTTTCTTTGCTATTATCTCCATTTCTGATTTAGCTTGTTTTTCTTTATAGGAAAATGTATTAATATACTCACTAAGTACTTTTAAACTTTCATTCATAGTATCTAAAGTCTCTTTTAGCGTTTCTATTTCAGATGTTAATCCTTCTCTTTCAGCTAATAATTTGTCCTTTTCAGATGATATTTCATCCATTATATTAATATATTCTTTTTCGGTTTTGTCTAACTTTTTCAATAAATTTTCAATTATCATTAAATCAGTTTCTCTATCAATTCCATATTCAACTCTATACAATGTTATTATTTTTGTATCTCTCAAATCTGTTATTAGTATGATATTGTCAACTAGCCTAAAATTTGTTTCAGTATATTTATCATTAAACCTTCCTGTGTAAATCAATCTACTTTGTTCAAACATCTTATTTAAATCTTTTTGATATTGTTCTTTGTTTAAATTTAGATTCTGCTCTACACAATTTTTCTCACACTCTTTAATTCTCTCTATATATCTTCTTAGTGCATGGTTAGTTACATTTATCATTTTATCTTCTCCCAATCTACAAATTTATGAATATTAAAATTTAAATCTATATAATATAAATCATATTGTTCAATATTTTTATTTTTAAGAGTTAACGAAGCTCTCAAGCCTCCTAATGTCTTAAAACCAATTCTATTACCATTACCTATATAAAAATCTTCCATATCTTTATTTTTCGCAAAATAAATCCTATTCATACATTTATACCTCTATCATTTTGTATTTTATTTAGTTTATATCTTTAACATATTGTATTTAGTTCCTCTTCCTTATTTATAATAATAACATAACTTCTTATTTATTTCAATAGTTATTTTGTATTTTATTTAGTTTATAATTTTATTATTTATATTCGCACAATTAAATACTTTGTGTATATCTTTTTAATAATAAGAAACTTCTTTACCTTCCTCTCTAACTCTTAGAAAAACAGGAAATCTTAAGGATAGTTCACCTTTTTCATTGTTGGTTTCCTCGAAAAATTTTACTTCTATAACTCTTCCTAATATCTTATTTTGATTAATAAAATAATACTTACGTTGTTCATCTGTAAATCCAGAGCCAACTCCTAATCTATATCCTTTATAATCACATATTATGTTGCCTAACAAATCCTTGTATTTACCATCACCTTCCTCTATATCAATACATCTTATATCACATGTATTAAACACCTTTACTTTAAGTAAGCTTTTTACACGTTTACATTGATATGATTCATCAGATATATTAATCATTACTCCCTCTTCATTATTGGATATCATTTCACTTAAATATTTAGTAATCATTGTAACATCTCTACCTTGATATAATGGTTCTAAATATTCAATATATTTTAGTTCATTGATAAGTCTTTTAAATATCCTTTCAAGTTTGTTTTTTCTAATATAACATGGTGTTTTATCTTCTCCTGCATAAAAGTCATTTATATTTTGAATATAGTCATAACAAACCATTTTTAATCCTGTTTTAGTACCTTTAATTCTACATCTTTTTAAAGTATCTTTAAATCGCTCTTTAGAATTTTTATAGATACCTTCTGCAAGTAATTCACCATCATAAACTCCTACAGGCATTTTAATAAAATCTTTCTCTATATCAATTAAATTTTCTATTATCTGTCCTTGTCTACTAAATATTTTAATGGAGTTTTTATCTTTAACTACTATTATTCTTGTTCCATCCAGTTTAGGTGTTAAAATAAATTCTTTATTACCAAGTTTATCTTTATTTTTATCATAATTTTCTGCTAACATTACCCCAAATTCTCTTACAAGTCCTGGCATTATTTTGTTTGCAGTTTTTGATGTCAAGCCTAATTTAATTGATTTTGTAGCTAATCCAATTATAAATTTTTTCAATTCTTCATTTTGATTCGCAAATACTTGTATAGTTTTAATGTCAATGTCTCTTCCTGTGTTATTTTTAGATAGGTAATCAATCATATCATATACATTATTTAAATTACTATAATTAACACTATTTAATGACTTAGATATCTTCTTTTTAGATATTCCAGTTACAATATATGTATCTAAAAGAAATTGTAAACATTCAACAAACATTCTATTATTTTTATATTTTTCTAATATTCTCTCTTTTTCTTTTCTACTAGATGTAGATGCTAAACTATCAAATATTTTTTTTACTTCTAAAAGCTCTTTCATTAAAAACCTCCTTATATCTACTAGGTAAAATCACATTAAAACAAATGTTTTAATTACTTTTCTATATATTCATGTGCTTTAAATTCACTAAATTTTCCATCTTCTTGTTTAATAAATTTATATATATCTATTGATAATAAGTTAGAATTAACTTTACTTATTGATATATGACGCATATCCTTAATTCCTACCAAGACATTCCTCCCATTATTCCTTCCATATTGAAATCCTATTTTCAATAAATAAAAATCTACCTCCTTACTAATAATTGGTGTTTCAAATTTATCCCATTTTTCTATATCCTCCTGAATATTCATATGGTCATTTATCCTATTAGTAATTTTTTCTATATTCCATCTTTTTGTTTTCCTTTCTTTTATTTTTTTTAATTTATTTATATTCAAACTAATACCTCCTTATTTGATTTTGTTAGTTTCCAACCACCTATTAAAATAAATCCATAGCTCATTAGGAATAGATATTTTTTCTTCATAAAAATGAATGTCTTTATTTTTTTTAATTCTTCTTTATTGATTACGCTCATGTTTATACCTCTTTGATTATCTATCTGTTTAATACTCTATTAGTCATATACATGACCAGTTCATTTACTTTTTTCATATCTGGAGAATTAGGTAGACAAGAATTTTTTTCTGCATACTTAAAGTTTTTATCTAATTCATTTACTATCTCAAATATTTCATTATAGGTATATTTTCCCTTTCTTATATCTAATAAAAACTCCTTATCATTCTCTCTATATGTATTAATCCCTTTCCCTTCTAGTATTTCTATACCCATTGAAAACAATCTAATTAAATGCATAGCATGTTTATTAAGGTGTAATTCATCTTTTTTATTATTTCTATGATTTAATTTAGAATAATCTTTTAGTATATTATTCATTTCACTCCACATACCTTTTAAATCTCTGAGTGGATATTTTTTCAGATTAACATCTATAAAAATTTCTTCTTCTAAATCTGTTCTTTTAGATTCTTCAATATACAATTTTATTTCTTCCTCGGATACGACTTTATATCTATCTTCAAATGTTTTCATTTGCCTTTTTACACTGTTCATTATGTGTTCTTCTTTTTCTTTTTGTTTATAGTTATCTCTTGCTAAAGCATTTTGTAATCTTCTTAGTTGAGATATTGCATATCCACCAAAACTATTAGCAGCTCTTTTAGTTAAAAATAAATCTACATTATCTTTTAAAAGCTTCCCTTCTTCAGTACAAACAAATAAGTCTTCTTTTCTCGTACCTAATATTTCTATTACATTTGGATTTACATTTAATAATAATGTTATTATTTGTTTTAATGGATATATAACTGTATCTGTTTGTTTATTTTCATATGGCTTATTTATACAATTCATAGTTAATATTTCTTGTGCTGAATTTAAATATATCCCTCTTATGTCTAAATCAGATATATGCTCAGGAGTATCTATATTAGTTCCATATGCAAAACTTCCTCCAGTTGTAAGAAGTATCATTCTATTTTTTAATCTTTCTTCTTCTCTAAGAAAATTATATTCTTTTGATTCTAACCTTGATTTAATGTTCAAACTAATCCCTCCTTATGTAGTAAATCGTGTATCATTGACTATTTAGTGTCTTATAATTTACATTTGCTCTACTGAACTTTCATGTAAAAATGCCCATTCATCTCTAATAAAAATTCTCCTTCTAAGATTTTCTTTATATTCATCTTCTAAATCAACAGTATTATTCATATTTTCAATTCTATTATTAAAATATAACAATAGATATTCTGTTTGATATACATCTAATATATCTTGAAATTCTATATTTTGTATATCTTCTAAAGACGTATCTTTACATATATAAGCTAAATTATATATAAATTCCATAGTCGCTATAAAGGTTTCATATTTTAATGTCCCTCTAAACATCCTAAACTCTATTGTTTTACCATGTTGTAAATTAACCACATTATATTTAGATACACAACTACCTTTTGCTTTAATTAGAAGTTCAAACATACTTTCATTATCTTTAATGCCAAATCTTTTAGAATATTGGTTTGAATTTCTTCTAGCTATTACTTTTACATACTCCCAATATTTTTCTATTAAATATAAAATCTTTGTAATGCATAAATCTTGTATAGTTAAGTCCTTGCTAAAAAAATCTCTATTAATGTGTATATGATAACCACAAGTTGATGTATCATGAGATTTATATCCCTTTTCTTTTAGTTCTTCAAATAAATCTTTATATTCTAATTTTTTATGATATTTTAGAGTACAAGGATGAGTTACTATTTCTAATCCATTATTTAAGCTTCCATCACTAACTATATAACAATTTTTTTCTCCTAAAAATTCCTGAATAAACTTTGCATTTTCTTCACTTTTACCACCATTATCTACTTCTAATTCTATTCCCAAATATAGACTCTCATCATTTGTAATATTATTAAAATTAAATTCATCAGGAATATAATAATGCGGATTCAAATATTTTCTTGTCACATCTCCTATTTTAACTTTTTTTATTGGAGTAAATTGAGCAAAAAAATCTCCCATATTCCATTGTGTAAATTCATTTGCCAAACCTCTAAGTTCATTATTAAATTGGTCAATAATTGTAGGATTGGAAGTGTGTGGGATGTTTCCAGGAATCCAATCAGCTAGGCATATATTTCTGGAGTCTTCACTTCTCCACCTTTCATTTTGCAATCCACTTAAATCTTCTATTCTATATCTATTAAATGTTGGCACATTTACACCTCTTCAAATCTGTATTTTTGAGTATAATTAGGATATTTTTCTTTATCAATTTTAGATAAAAATAGCTCTAATGGTCTCGCATAAGCTCCAGTTCCATCATATAAGGTTTTATATATTACTAAATTCGTATTACTTTTATTTTTATGATGATAAAAGTTGCCTTTATTATCTTTATATATAATCATATCCTCATTTGTTTCTGTATGACGAGAACCAAATCTATAATCAAATATATCTAATCTATCCAGACAACCTAATCCTTTAAAGATATTTTCAAGTTCACTATCATCAACAGGTATACTAATTCCCATGACTGTATAAAAATTACCTTTAAAATGCTTGTATATTGCTGGATATTTTAATTTTCTTTCTAAATCAATCTTTTCTTTGTTTTTTTCAATGATTCTTTTTACCATGTCATATATACCAAATGATTCTATGTCTACATAAACACATCCACTTTCAAGATAACTTCCATAATTAGCAAATTCACAATTAGTACATGCTCCTGACTCTTTACATTTATACTTTTCCATCATTTCATCACAATGTTTCTCCATTTTAGATAAAATATTATTTAATTCTAACAATAAATTATATTTAACCATTATTAATCCTCCTCATACAATGAATACCATAAGATGTTATGGTATTCATCACATTCTTTACAGTTACCACAACAATCTGTATATTCTTCTTTGTCCACTATGCTATACTCCTTTATTTTTAGTTTAAATTACTTTTATTCCAGTTATTTCTTTAAAAATATCCCTATCAAAGTTAGGTATTTCCATAATAACTTTCTTTTCTTCATCAGTTAAACTATTCCACATATTCTTGCACATCTCCTCAAATGTAAACACCTTTAAATATCCTCCAACAGTTTCATATTTTGGATTATTTTTCTTTTCTTCTTCTGACATATTTTTAGCATAAACCCACTCCATTAAATTGCTATTCTTTATTAAAATATGTCTTGCTTTACTATTCATCCAATCCTCATATGTTAAATCAGTTTCTTTATTAAACATCCTGATTTTTGGAACATCTGTACAAAATACCCCTGAATTATAATCTCCTATGTTCCAATCTCCTGAGTTACAATTCCCTATATTATAATTTCCTGTATTACCATATCCTGTATTACCATTTCCTACATTATAATCTCCTGTATTATAATCTCCTGCATTATAAGCTCCTGTATTACCATATCCTGTATTGTTATGTCCTATATTTACAATATTTAATAATTCATCCCATTTAATTTCTTCCACTATTGTAATTTTATTTGTAACAGATTTATCACCAAATGTCTTAGTTAATCCTATTGCTTCAATTTTAGCAACTTTATTTTTATTATCAAAAGGATAATAATTAAAACAATCAATTGCTTTTTGACAGAAATGAAAACCAGCTTCACATACTTCTATATCTCCAATATGATTATAAGTTTTACCTACTTCATATTTAAAATTTCTGCAAGTCCAATCTGGATTAAATACCTTATAACCTTCTATAATTGTTTCTAAATTATCTTTATTCACATTAAATCCCCCTTCATAAATAATTAAAATCATTGTTTTAACTTAATCTTCAACCTCATACCAATTCCAATCTATAAAATTTTCAAAAACATAATCCCATGCAATTTTATCTATATAATCCTCTCTCTTCATCAGACATATCTTTTAAATCATCATCATATATTTCAAACTCCAGCTTACAGTCTGAACCAATTTTATTAGTTTTAACATGTACATTTATTTTCATATTCTAAAATTCTCCTACTTAAGCTAAATTTTATTCCAAATCAAAATTTTTACACTGCAAAATCTCTTTATTATCTTCTAAGCAAATAGACTTAAATTCAATTTCTTTATCTTTAGAGTTACAATATCCCTCATAATTATTTGAACATGCTAAAAGCTCACACTTTACACAATACTCATTGACTTTCATATTAGGATGATAAACAGGAGTTGAACCAGCTACAATTTGTCCACAATATTTACACACCCAAATCTTACAAGTATGCTGCTGACTTTTTGTTGTAATCAAATAACAATCTTTTATCCTTGAAAACTTATGTCTGCATATACATCTAAAACCTTTAATAAACATCACTCCTTTATATACTCATTATTCTTGTCATACTGTTGTCATCATTGAAAATACTAGTTTTAATTAACAACATTTTTTAGTTCTATTTCTTCTATATCTCTAACAGCAAACCAATATGGTTTATATTTAAAGTCATCTATCCATTTTTTAAATACTTCGCTTATTCTACTCTCTAGTATCAATATGTCTTCAGCACGTATATTTTCAAACCAATCTTCTCCATATTCTCCGTATTCGTCATCAATTCTATTTTGAATACATTCTAAAGCATCTTTTGCATCTATGTCGGGAATATCAGCTTCTTCTTTTTTTCCAATATAAACCCATCGTTTAATTTCTCCGAGCCTCTTAAGTTCTTCCTTAGCTGCCTCGACAGCTTCTTCTTTACTTTCGTATTCATCACTTCTAAAACATTCATCATCCCAACTATATAACCAAACATCTTTCATATAAATTCCTCCTCTACTTATTTTTCTTATATACCTCTTAAAGTAACTCTATATTTACATCTCTATCTCTAAAAAATAATTCTCTAATTATCTTTTTATTTTTATACTCAACATCTAACATTTCATAACATTTATTACATAGTTCTATGCTTACTTTATCCCATCCCTCTTTTAATTCATCTCCACATCTGACACACACCTTATTTTCCTCACAAAGTATAAGAAACTTTTTTTCCTCTCTATCATTCGCATTTCCAGTTAAAAATACTTCATTTTTATTAAATTCAAATTCTAAATTTTTACCATAAAGACGTCCAATTCCAAAATCACTAAAACCATTCAACATTCTATTTGGTGCATCTTCGATACCTAAAATATTGATGCCTCTTCCTCTTACAGCTCTAAAATCCCTATTCTCTGTTAAATCAACATTACTTTTCATTTTTAAATACTCTATTTTTTATTTTTTTAAATATATTTAATTTAGGTGGTTCTACACTAGAGTTTTTTGTAGTAGGTAATGGCTTTATATTGGCAAGTTGCTTATATGTATCATTATTTTTTTCTAAAGAATCTAATTCTTTTTTTAACTCATCTAATGATTTAGGTGTAATTATATGTTTTAATATGTCTTGTCTTCCTTTTTTCTTATAATCATTTATCATTTTCTCTAATGTTAAATCACAATACTCATCTTCCCAATCTCCAAGATAATAGAATCTATCTACAATAGCTCTGCTTTTCTCATCTGAAAAAACACCAAATAGTATTGGGTCTTTATCTCTTCTCTCTTTGCTTATTTCCTTTGTAATTTTACCTGTATAATCAGTAAACAAAACATACATTTTATCAAATATATCTTTTGTTTTCTCTATTATTTCTACTATTTCATCTGGTATTTCTCTTTCATAATTTTCAAGTTCTATTATTTTTACTGTATTTTTAGATATATCATCAATATATTTTTCTATATCTTCTTTATACACAAATGTATCTATTCCCAGCTCTATTACATTTCTTTCTTTTTCAATACATTCAAGTAAAAACATTAATTTCTTAGCACCCTTTTTTTGACCAGTTACAATATATTTGTTTAAAAGAATCAAAGAGTTTTCATATATTATATCAAGCTTTTCATTTGTATTTTTTTGCTTTCTATTTTTAATATCTTCAAAATAATCTCTAGGTGTTAATTCTATATTCTCCATATTTAATTCCCTCCTAATTTTACAACTTAACGTTCTCTACAGTACCTAAATCAATAACTTCATATTTTACATAACCGTAGTTATTTTCAACATATTCTTCTATAACTTCATCATCAGTAGGATTATTAGGTCTATTAATATCTTGGACAATATCAATCTGAATACTGTCATGTTCAGAAAAATATATTATATACCTATTTACTTTTTCATTTGTCCATCTTTCCATTTCAATCCAAAATTCATCTATATTCATTGATTTCCATTTTTTACTTTCATAAAATTCACATTTTCTATTCTCTTTATACACTTCTTTTTCTTTCTTATTGCATATACCACTCTCTTCTATCTTGTTTTTTTCAAAGTAAAAACAATCTTTACACCTGCTCATTTCATTACACCTTCATTCATTTTTTATTTCACTGAATAATTTTATTTAACTACTCAAAAATCTCTACATATTTAAATGGTATATACTCACATAACCAAACATTGTTTTCAGATAAGTAAAACTTATAACCATTTTCATACATTTTGCCTGTATTAATTTTTAAAATTACAGGTGTACCATGTCTTTTACCAACTTTAACAGCAATATCTATATCCCTTGATAAATGTACATACAGTCTACTTTGTTTAATAATACCTTCATTTTTAATATTGTCTAAAAATCTAGTAGCTGTTCCATGATAAAGATATTTTGGTGGTTCTAATTCCCTCAATTCCACATTAACATTAATTGAATGTCCTTGATTTGCTCTAATCTTGCTTCTATCATCATTAAAACTGTACCTTTGCTTATTATCTTCTTTAACTATTTGCTCAAGGATTTCTATATTAATATTTCTACCAGTATTATTTATTTTTTCAATCAATTCATTAACATCTGCATATCCATAGTCATCTAATTTAATTCCAATAGTTTCTGGTTTATGTCTTAATATTAAACTTATAAAAATAGATAACTTATCTTTTTTACTCATTGACTTCACCTCATCTTCTTTAGCTAATATTTCAGCACTATCTATACATCTCCCCGCAGCTTTTACATTGATACATAGTACCTAATTGTGTATTAAGTTCATATATATCTCCACCACAGTCACATTTTTTAATTCTTATTGGATTTTTCTTCATTTTTAATCACTCCTTTTCTATTAAAATCTTGATTTTAATTACAATGGTTTAAATTCTACTCTACTTATTTTCTCTATATATTCTAATGGTATAGTAAATTGTTCTAAAGACTCCTTGCAACAAGCAAAGTTCCCAAGAATATACCCTATGAATACTTTCCCTTGTCTACATATTAAATAATTTTCTTTTTTATAATCTCTTACAACTTTAAACATATAATGATTTGTGTTATTTATTAACCCTAAAATTATGTACCCATTTTTAATATAATTTGAATCATTAAGTATATAAGATACTTCTCTTTGTAAACTCCTTCCTGTATAAACACCATCTATATATTCCTGTAATTTTAAAGTGTCTCCTATTTTAAAATCTCTATCATTAAATCTTATTTCAAATGATTTAGAACCATTTGAAACAGCTTCATAATATTTAGGTAATATCTTAAGTTCATGTATCATATATCTTCTCCTCTTTGTTAATTTTATTCAACTATTGCATCTAACAATCTTGTAACTTTCTTTGCATTCCAATCACATGGTAGTAACCCTCTGTCTATTAATTCATATAGCATACAATTATGTTCATCAAGATTTTTCATATATCCAAGAGGACAATTTTTGCAATATTTAGATTCTATACAAATATATTTAATAATATTTAAAGCATTTAAAGTTTTCTCTATATCTTTTTCTGTTAATTCAGTTTGATTTTCCATATGTACCTCCCTATAATTTTTCTAACATCTTACAATTTTTCTTATTACATTTACCTCCACAACCACATTTTTCAATATTTCTAAACCAACCTTTGTGTATTTTTCTTTCAGCACAAAGCTTTTTTATTAAGTTGAACTGATATTCTTCCACTTTCACACTCCACACATTCCTTTTTGCATTTTATTTATTTGTTGTTTTTATTAAAAATATAAATTTACAATATATTCTATCAGCTATTCTAAGATTTAATAGTGACTTAGAATAGCTTAGTTTCTCTATAATAAATAATTTTAATCATTGCATTCTTCTAACTAAATAATCCATAGTTCTTCTAAATCCATTCTCTGCCTTTAATATATAGACTTCTTTAAAATCGTTTTCTATATTTTCATATCCATTTAATTTATTTATGTACTTAATTATTATATCAAATGAAACTATTTCAAAAAACAATATATTTTCTATGACATATTGAATTTTTTCTAAATCCTTTTCTTCTATGTACTTTATAAGTTTTTTAATTTTAATTGGCAAATCAGCATCATCTTTTGTTATTTTAATCATTTCAACACGCTGCTCATTCTTCTCCAATGAATTTCCCTGAAATTTATTTGTCGCTTTTATTATACTCATCTGCTTCTCCTCTCTAACCCATTATATTTATATTATATCATATCGAACAACCGTTCTGTATATTTTTTCTAAAATTATTTTTATTTTTTTGGTTTTTGATTTTATAGATTTGTTGAATCTTTTTATAAATGCACTAACATGCACATTTATAAAAAGATTTTTATTCTCGATTAGTCTTTAAATTATGATACCTCTGATGATATGCTTTATAGATATTATTTGCATCACCTTTCAAGCATTTTAACTCTAAATATTTTTTTATTTCAGGAATAGACCAAGATACACACTCATAAGCTTCTTGTTCATACATATCGTATATTATCCCTGATTTTTGTAAAGTCTTACCAGTCAGATGTATGTCTAAATCTGAAAATGCTACTGATAAAGTTTTTAACCTATTTTGTATTCCATTCTTACTAATAGCCTTCATACCATTATCAGTTAATTTGGTAGGTCTAGTTTTTATTATATATTCACAATCCATGTTAAATTTATATTCTGTTTCTTTACTACTTCCCTTTATTTCGCTTTTAGTATAATAATCTTCTACAATAACATCTTCTAATATTTCCTTCATATAATCATCACAAATAAATCTTCTGTCTGGAAGGTCTATATATGAATAATCTTTTGCTATATCTGACACTTTCAAATATCTTAATTCTATATAATCTTTTCCCATGATACCTTCAAAGAGAGCATATACTATAAATTTATCTTGAGCATTTAAAAATGCACTACATATATTTTTTATTTGGTTTCTTGTAAAATATTTATTGGCATTAAATTTTATCATATCTGTGTATTTGTTAGTATCTATACTAATATTACAATTATTTTCTTTTAATATCTCTCTTAAAATTCTTAAATTAGTATATACAGTTGTAGTAGATTCTCCTATTAATCTTCCTTTTATAAAACTATCTATATTTTGTTCATTTAAATTACTTATTTTATCTATTTTAGCTTTAGTTATAAACTCTTCTAAGTATCCATTTATTCTGTTACGTCTTACTTCTTCCTCTCTTATTGTACTTTCTAATTTATTAACCATTTTTTAATTCACTCCCTTTTTAAGCATATATAATAAATTATAGTACAACATAATCTATAAGTACATATTATTATGTTTTATTTAGCTTAATTGTTCTATAATTTTTTAATATTAATTAACATCTCCCACTTTTAATAATTTATATATTGGATTATTTTCAGTCATTTTTTTTGTATTACTCTCTTTGTCTTGATGCATATAATATTTATACATTGTCTGTATACTTTTATTACCTGTAAACTTTCCTATTTCTTCCAATTTTGTTCCTGTTTCAGACATTAATGAAACAAAACTATGTTTAAAACTATGCGGTGTTACATGAGGCAATCCAGCTAACTTCAATGCTTTTTTTACAAGTCTTTCTATTGACCTTGTTGTTAATCTTTCATTATTTTTAGATAAGAACAAAGCATTTGTGCTATCTTTATTATCTTTTTTACCTTCGATTTGGTTTCTAAAGTATAAAAAATCTCTATACATTTTTAATACTTGTTCATTTAAACCTACATTTCTTTTTAATTTTCTTTTCCCTATCACTTCAAAATCTCCATTCGAGAAATTTATGTCTTTTATATTCATTTTTTCTATTTCATGTATTCTCATACCAGTAAAAATAAGTATGTTTATAATCAAATTATCTCTGCAAGTATTATAGTTTTTATTATCAACATATAATTTATTCATAGTTTCTAATAATTTAATAATTTCATCTTTAGTTAATATCTTTTTCTCAAATTGAACTTTATCTTGTAATTTTTTAACGTAGCTAACGGGATTATCTTTAATTTTACCTTTAGCTCTAAGAAAGCCACAATAAGCTTTAAATGATGCTCTTTTTCTGTTTATTGTAGCTGCTTTCATTCCTTTTTCTTTTAATAAGATAAGCCATTTTTCTTGTATATCTGTAAAAAGTATTTTATCAAGTTCTTCCATTGTACAATTTTCTTTTTTAAATAAATACCTTATGCCTTCTTTTACATCAGCTCTATATGCTTTTATTGTTTTCTCATCTCTATCATTATATAACTTTAAATTTAATAAAAATTCTTCTAGAGCTTCTATTCCAGTCATATGTATCACATCCTTTTTATTTTATATTTATATCATATACCTATTTTATTTAGTTGTCAATATTTTTAAGTAATTTTATATTTTATTTAGTTTAATTAATCTTATCAAAATATAAAAATTTTTTTGATAAGATATTAAATTAAAAACTACGATTTTATTGTCATTTTTATTGACCATACTTCTTTATGTATTCTAATAATGCCATGCTCATCAAATCAGATTTATTAAACTCTCTAAATTTTTCACAAAACTCATCAAATAAGTTCCATGCATCTTTATTCAACCTAACTGTAGTCCTTATAGCATCTTTTGAAGGTAAATCAATTTTAATACCATCCTGTACAATTTCTATTACATTTGTATCTTCTTTATTCTCAAACCAGTTTAATACATCTTGTATTTTATCATAGTCTTTTGCTAAAGAGATTATATTATTTTTAAATTGGTTGTCAATTACTATGTTGTGATTGTTGTCATCTTCTATTGTCATATTAAATCTATTATCATTATTACTCTGTTGTCTGTTGTTTACTACCTTTGTCATACTATTGTCACCAATAAACACATACTCATCATTTATACGTTTATAACCTCTTTTAGTGAGATATTTTCTTATACTACTTTCAGATACACCAAGCTCTATAGCAACTTTAGTCAAACTCTTACTATCATTTAACTTACTATTAATATATTCAACTATATATGTTATATCATTATTTTTTAAATCATTCCAAGTCATATACTCACCTCTAATTTAAGTATACTACACGAGATTATGATTGTCATACTATGTTAATCTTTTAATTCTACGTTTAATCTACATATCTTTCTAAACTATATCATTTTTTTACAATATTACGTCTATTAATAATTGACACACTCCCCATAGTTAAAGCAAGGGGATTCTTGGTGGCTAACGCACTTATTTATACTTAAACAGTACAACAGAGGTGTGTTACAAAGCCAAGCTACTTCGGACGGTGTCTTCGCCACTACTACCTTAAAGTTATTCGCCCACACATGGCTCAAACGGTAGATACTTTTAAATTTATTGGTTGCTTATGATTTATTCTAAAATCTACTAAACCATATTTATGCTTTTTATTTAAAATATTCCAAGCACCAACTATATCTCTATGAGTTTTATAACCACAAGTACAACTATAAGTTCTACCAGTTGGTTTGTGTTTTTTAGAACACTTTGGGCAAGTTTGAGAAGTGTAGTTTTCTTTAACTAACTTAACTTCAATACCTTGCTCTTTTGCTTTATATTTTATATAGTCCTTTATTCGACCATACTCCATTTGAGATATTTTCTGTCTATTAACTCTGTTTAATCTTTTCTTTTTCTTAGTATCTTTTTCAACCCCTTTTATATCCCCAAGAACTATTTCACATACCTTCTGCTCTACACAAAAGTCTATAAACTTTCTAGTTGTTTGATGATATAAATTCATTAACTGATTATCTGTTTTACTTCTTATCTTATTTTTTAATCTCCATAACTTCTTTGATTGTCTACTACCTTTTTTACATTTACTTAATCTTTTAGATATATAAGCATACATCTTATTTCTAAATTGTTTAATACTTCTGCCTTCTCTATTAGATAGAATAAGCCCTACACCTTCATTTGTTACACTAGCTATCGAATGTATTTCCCCTAAGTCTACACCTACGGTATTGTGCCTTTGGCTACAACTCCATTTAATTCATTGTCAAAAGTGTAGTATAAATAATATCCTTTCGCCATACTATTTCAGCAGTTTTTATATTCTCAACATTAAAATCTAATTCTAAATACCTGCCTTTTGACATTGATAATTTTAAGTTGCCTTTAGCATTTCTATTAATAGCACTAGCTTTAAAAGGTATTATATAAAATTTCTTAGTCTTGTATGGATATTTTGCTTTAGTATTACCTTTTTTTCTTAATTCTGATATAGTCTTTCTATTTGCATCAAATTTATCTGATATAGCTTGAATAGTTTGACTATGAAGATTGTACTTACCTTTGATTAACTTTTGTATATCATTCTTTTTAATCCATTGTTTATGTTCAAAATAGTATTCTTTAGATAAGTTAACTATGTAGTTCCAACAGTTAGCACTTTCCATTTGCTTTTCCCTTACTAATTCAAATTGTGTTCTAGTTAGGTTTAATTTCACTCTATGAGTTTTTATCATTTCTTTGTCCTAACTTGTTGATTTTCTATATATTGTTTAACTACTTCTAAACTCACAGAACCAACAGTACCTACAAAATAGCTATTAGTCCACATGCTAGGCATACTAGACTTTAAATGTGGAAAGTTCTCTCTTAATACTCTCGAACTAAAGCCTTTTAAACCTTTTA